GGCAGACAAATGCTCCGACTTCGCATTAACACAGCTCTCATCCGCCAGCTCCGACTTGAAACAGGTCTGTCGAGGGTCAAGGCAGTCGAGCAATCAGGTATCCGTTACGAGACCCTGAAGAAGCTCGAGGAGGAGCGCGAGTACCAAGCTACGCTCAACACCCTCACCCGCATCGCGCATTTCTACAAGGTCGAGCCCATCGACCTTCTGATCCAACACGAGGACTGACATGCACATCTGGACCGTCGCTGCCTCTGACGGCACGCCCTTCGCCAAGAAGTACTGGCTCTCCCCGACGGGCAGCCTGAAGAACGAGCAGTACCCGCACGTGCTCCAGATGAGCAGCCAGAAGCACACCGTCAACACCCTGGCGGACCTGCATGGTCTGGTCACGTCCGTCGCCGCCCAGGGCGCGGCCCTGGTCAAAGGTGAGCTGCTGCGCGATCTCGTGGACGAGAAGCGCGCCGGCGCCACCTCCCCTTCCACCCTCACGCAGTGGGTCTGTCTGGACTTCGACGGGTTCCTTGTCCAGGGTCAGACCCCAACCGTCGATCAGGCGCTGCAACTGCTGGGCCTGGGCGATGTCTCCTACGTCCTCCAGTACAGCTCGAGCGCGAGTCTGCCGCAGTGCCTCGGCCTGCGCTGCCACGTGTTCATGCTGCTGGAGGGGGCCATCACTCCGTCGCAGCTGAAGGTCTGGCTCGAGCATTGCAACTACTCGGTGCCTGAGCTGGCCAACGACCTGGAGCTGGCCGGCAGCCGCGTGGCCCTGCGCTACCCGCTGGACATCACCACCTGCCAGAACGACAAGCTCCTCTACGTGGCGCCGCCGGTCCTGGCCTCCGGCCTGACTGACCCGTACCCGGGCGCGGTCCGCGTGCAGCTTGTCACCCGCTCGCTGGACTGCATCCCGCTCTCCCGCGTGCTGGCTGACGCACAGCTGGTCATGGAGACCCGGCGCAAGACGATCGACGAGCTGCGCAAGAAGCTGGGCCTCGGCAAGGTGAAGGGGACCATCCAGTATCTGCCCTCCGGGGACGAGATGCTGACTGGCATCCCCGCGGGTACCATGACCATCACCGGGCTGAAGTCCGAGCGCGGCTTCACCTACATGAACCTGAACGGCGGCGACAGCTGGGGGTACTTCCACCCGGACGACGACTTCAAGTTCCTCTACAACTTCAAGGGCGAACCGGTCTACTCCATCAAGGATGCGCTGCCCTCCTACTACGCCGAGAAGCAGGCGCAGCTGGAGCAGGCCACGCTCGAGATGGGTGAGCCCGTTCCCTTCGTGGTCGCTGACGGCGCCGGCAAGTATGTCTACGGCCGCTACCACCCGGACATCGGTGTGGTCGGCACGTGGCACAGCGCTTCGTCGCTGAAGATGGTCGAGGACTACTTCACCGCTCTGGAGGTGGATCCACCCGAGATCATCCGGACCTGCCGGCCAGTCTACGACCCGACCTCCCACTCGGTCCTCGACTTCGAGGCCGAGACGCTGAACAAGTTCGTGCCCTCATCTTTCATGAAGATGACAGGCACGGAGACCCGGACTCATCAGGAAGGAGCCCAGTACCTAGTACAGAGTACCTCGCTGCAGTGGATCGGTCGGCTGATCAAGCACGCCATGTCGGACGACCAGACCGCCATCGAGTACTTCCTGAACTGGGTGGCGCACATCTTCAAGAACCGGACCAAGGCGGGCACCGCCTGGATCTTGACGGGTGTGCAGGGCTCCGGGAAGACGGTGCTCTACGAGCAGGTGCTCAAGCCTCTGCTCGGTGAGAGCAACGCGCTACTCCTGTCGCTCGAGACGTTGGCCGAGAAGTTCAACTCCTACCAGTCGGAGAGCCTGCTGGTGGTGGTGGACGAGGTGAACGTGCGCGAGCACAAGGGCCGGGATCAGCTGAACAACAAGCTGAAGATGCTCGTGACGGGCGATACCGCCCCGGTGCGCTCCATGCGCAAGGAGGCGGTGCAGTCACGCAGCTGGAACAGCTTCATCCTCATCTCCAACTCGAAGTACCCGATCGATGTCGAGCAGGGTGACCGGCGTTACAACATCCCGGCCTACCAGGCGAACAAGCTGGACCCCAGCTGGGTGGACACCAAGGCCATCGCAGCGGAGCTGCAGGCGTTCGCCAACCTGCTCATCTCGATCAAGGTGGACGAGGATCGTGTCCGCTTCCCCATGGTGTCGGCACAGAAGCAGAGCGCGCAGCAGGTCAGCCTGACCGACCGCGAGCGCGTGGCTGATGTGCTGAAGTCCGGGGACCTGATGCCGCTGGCCAAGCTCATGCCCAACGCCGATGAGTCGCTGGACATGTTTGACCTGCAGCGGCTGAAGCTGGCGGCACACATCTTCAAGCGGGTCTGTCTCGACGAGATCTCGCCGGACAAGATCAGCACCAACGAGATTAGGGTCCTGTACGAGTACCTGCTCGGCAAGCAGATGGCCAGCGAGTTCAAGCGTGTGGCCTGGCTTGACGAGATGGGGCTGGAGGTCAAGAACGTGCGCATCGGCGACAAGGTGGTGCGTGGCTTGTCGATCCCGTCCAAGACGCTGACTCCTGAGCAGAAGGACGAGGTCAGAAACTTGATCAAGGACTTCCTGTGAAGCAACTTCTCATCTCCTGCGCAGCCGAGCTGATTCGGCTGCGAACTACCAATCATCAACTGTTGGAGGCGATCAGTGTCGCGCTTCAAGACCAGCACCACGCGGTACCCGAAGTTCCAGTGGCGGACCAGCCCGCACATCGTGATGAGGTACATCAAGGCGTTGCGTTCCTCATCGATCCTCGATGAGTACGTGCTGGGCATCAACCCGGCGCTGCTGATCCACCGCGAGGTCTTCGCAGACGAGCTGGAGCGACAGCATCGTCACAACACGAAAGGCAACGAGCTGACGGTGGCTGTCTACACCGACGGCGTTGACGCTCCGCAAGGGGCGCCCCACCCCGGCGTCACCATCCGACGCCAAGTCCACGAGGAAATTTCCCATGAGTGATACTTCCACCGGCGCCTTCCTGAAACAGGAATTTGAGCGCAAGCCCATCGACGAACTGCTGCAGCTGCTGTACCGCGCCAACGAGGTCAACAACGACGAAGTGTTCGACCTCGTGCAGGACATCCTGCTGGAGCGCGGCGGCAAGGCGGTGAAGGCCAAGGTCGCCGCGAAGTACCTGACCGACCTGGCGACCGAGATCGCCGACTTCCCGGTCGAGGAGTGATCATGGCAGCCGCTTCAATCAACCTGCAGCGGCTGCTCCAGGAGGCCTTCGAGGCCTCCTCCATCGAGCAGTTGCTGCGCGACCTCGCTGTCGCTGAAGGCAACGTCGACCCCACGGAGTTCGTGATCAATGAACTGCTGCGACGCGGAAACCAGCTGCTGTACGAAGACCAGCGCGGGAAGTTCTGGAACAAATCCCTCGACGACATCCGAGAAGCCCGAAATGCCGCTGTATCTCCGGCACTGTGGCGGGCACTGCAGCGTGTTCTCGAGGAGCGAGAGCGGGGCGAGCTGGGTCAAGCTGACGGACGACCTGCTGCACATCCTGCTGATGCTGGCTGCGGCCGGCCTGAGTGTCCTGTTCATGACGAGGATTGCTGAATGGCTATCGTGAAAGTGAAAAAGGGGCTGGTCACGCTGCTCCAGCAGTCGTCGGCTGGTGCCGCTGGCTACGACATCTTCGCCGCGAGCGAAGCGACCATCCTGCCATTCGGGTCCGCCGTGATCTCGACTGGGCTGCACGTGCAGATCCCGCCGCATACAGTGCTGCTGGTGTACAGCCGCAGCGGCCATGGTTTCAACCATGGCATCCGACTGGCCAACTGCACCGGCGTGATCGATTCGGACTATCGCGGCGAGATCCTGGTGAAACTGCAGAACGACACGGACGAGCTGTTCCATGTCGGGGTCGGCGACAAGGTGGCTCAGGCCGTCCTGATGCCGTTCTTCCGGATGGACTTCGAGACCGTGGATGAACTGGATGAATCCGACCGGGGCACCGGCGGGTTCGGGAGCACTGGAAAATGAAAGCAACGGACTGGGTATGGGTAGCGATCGCCGCCGGCGTGATGCTGCTGGGAACGCAAGGGGCGTTCGCTCATGGCTGCGAAGGCGACTTCGCATGCGCGCAGAACCCGCAGCATCAGTGGCAGCAAGAGCAACAGCAGCAGACGCAAGGACAGGCGGCTACGGGCGGGGCGGCTTCGGTGACGAACGCATCGCGCAGCTGGTCCGTGAGGCCTGTGCAGCCGGTTGTGCCGCCAGCGATCACGCCGAGCGCCACCGTGAGCCGGTATGCGGACACGGAGTGTCAGCCGAGGATGAAGATCGTTCGCCGGAGCGTGAATGGTCTGAATAACCGGCCGATGGGCGCTCAGGAGTTCGAGGCCGGCACGGACATGTACGTCGTCTCTGACGAGGAGATGCCGTACAAGCGCGTCGAACTGGCCCCCGGCCTGGTCCGTTTCTTCGGTCACCGCATGACCGAGACCACCGCTGTGACCACGGTGTCCACCGGCTGGGGCTTCGGCATCGGCGGCAACGGCAGTAACGGTGCCGGTGGCAGCATCGGCGCTGGCGCCAGCGGTGGACTGCAACGCCTGATCACCACCATCCGGCTGATGGACTGCGTCGCGTATGAGCTGGACACGCGCACGCCGCCCAAGCCGGAGGTGGTAGAGAAGGTCAAATGGCGCACCCGGACGGTAGAGAAGGTCGTCCCGGTGATCCCCTGCATGACATGCATGGAGAAGAAATGAACTCGAGAGCAATCGACCAAATGGTCGCCGACCAGATGCGGGCGGCGAACCTGGCGTCGGCGGTGTACTGCACCTCCTCGCGCCGCAAGATCCACGAGGCTGCACAGGACAAGGTGATCGCAGATCTGCGGCGCCGCGTTGCTGCCCTCGAGGACCACATCAGCAAGCTGGGTGAGGTGCTGATCGACATTGACACGAACCTGGACGTGATCATCAATGGCAAATCGTAAGCTGCTGGACAAGCTGTACAAGTCCCTCGAAGAAGTCCCTGCTGAGGCTGATGTCTCGGCGGTCATCGGTCTGATCGCGTACTCCGGCAAGGGTGACTCGCTGCCGACGATCCAGGCCTACGGCGGCAACGCACACGACATCGCGTGCGTGCTCGCTGACGCCATCGCCTCACTGAGCACAGAGCTGCCCGAGTTCAACGCTCAGCTGGCTCACTACCTCGAGCAGCACGCCGAGGCCGCCCAGGCCGAGATCTCCAACCCTCACACGCTTCACTGATGAAACCACGCAAGTACGGGGTCTCCGACGCACTGCAGTGCCGCCCCACTCACTGGTGTGCAAGCTGGGTCGAAGCCCTGTGCTTGCGTGTCTCTCTGAATCAAGCAGCATCCACGTTCCGGTACTTCATCGTTCCCGGACCGGACCTCAAATCACTCAATAGGAAGGCATGACCATGCGTCCCCAACAAGCCGCGAAAGCCCTGGAACTCCTCATCAACGCCAAACAACCCGTCATGCTGCACGGCAGCCCGGGTGTCGGCAAATCCCAGATCGTGAAGCAGGTGGCCAAGAAGCTGGGCCTGGAGCTGATCGACCTGCGCCTCTCGCAGCTGGACAGCGCTGACCTGCGCGGCATCCCCCTGGTGACCGGCACGGCTGCCTCCAAGAATCGCAAGACGGACTGGGCTACGCCCAAGTTCCTGCCCACCGAAGGCAAGGGTATCCTGTTCCTCGACGAGATCAATTCTGCGGCGCAGGCCACGCAGGCCGCCGCTTACCAGCTGGTGCTGGACCGCAAGCTGGGCGACTACGAGCTGCCGGAAGGCTGGGTGGTGGTCGCTGCAGGCAACCGAATGCAGGACCGCGCGATCGTGAACCAGATGTCGAGCGCGCTGAAGAACCGCTTCAGCCACATCGACTTCGAGGTCCACTTCGAGGACTGGATCGACTGGGCCTTCGGCGCCAACATCGACGACACGATCATCGCCTTCCTGCGCTTCCGCAAGAACTTCCTGAACGAGTCCGAGTCTCACTCGGGCACGACGAAGGAAGAGAAGCAGCGCCTGCAGAACCTGAAGGACGCCAAGGCCTTCGCCACGCCGCGCAGCTGGGAGTTCTTCGACCGCATCCTGAAGCAGGAGCCGGACGAAGAGCTGCTGCCGATGCTGGCCGCCGGCACGGTGGGCGACGCCGCCTCGGTCGAGTACATGGCCTTCAAGAACCTGTACCGCGACCTGCCCACGGCCGAGGAGATCCTCGAGAAACCCGAGGAGACCCGTCTGCCGAAGCAGCCGAGCGCCAACTACGCCGTCACGACCATGCTGACTCGTCACACGACGGTGAAGAACTGGCAGCAGGCCATGAAGTACATCGAGCGGTTGCCAGGTGAGTACCAGGTGCTGTTCGCCCGAGACATTGTCCGCAACCCGGCCAACAGCAATCTCTGCTTCCAGCCGGAGTTCATGACATGGGTACGCGAAAGCAAGCTGATCTGACCCCTGAGCAGTACGTGGTGGCCGACTCGCTCTACGATCTACAGATCGAGCACTGGAGGGACATCTCCCTGGAGGCACGCGAAGCAGCAGCGCGTGCCTGCTACCCCGCCGTGATCGTTGAGCAGATCGAGCAGCTCCCTGCGGAGCTGCGCGAGAACATGACGGGGTCCGTCATGGTAGGCGGCGAGATGCCGCGCTACCTGCGGATCCCCGGCTGGCCGGAGATGTACGACCACCCGCGACTCTCCGTCTTTCAGACACCTGACGAGATCCACAAAGCCTTGGCTGTCTGCAACGACTACATCAAGGCTGGCAACCATTACCGCATTCACCGCGATCTGGAGCACGTATGGAAGATCTTAAGCAGTTCTGCTTGCAGGTCTCTGCGCGATCGCCTGGAGCAGAGGATTTCCTCCGACGATTCATCGCCCTCGTCGTAGCACGTTGGCTCCGGGATCTGGACAACGTCACTCAGCTCTGCATCTCAACCCTCCCCCTGGAGAGGGGGTCGGCTTTGGCGAAATTCATCTGGCATGCTGCGGAGAAAGACATACGCTTTGCTTCCTGCCGCCAGACAACAGGCCTTGGCCCCCTCAATTTCTACTGGGAGCTGCCTCACTACGTTCCACCGAACGTTCTTCCCGGAGTGGTCGACTACGAACGCCTGCCCAAGAATCTGCGTGCCAGAATCGAATCCGTGCTGCACCTCGTTTCGGATTTGCCTGTTCCCATCGCGTCTTCCGATGTCTTCAACGACTGTCGGGTCGACTCCCCCTGGGACAAGGACATGCCTCCGAATTTCCATCAGTGGCGTTCCCGCCTGAGCTTCATCGGAGATTCCATATGACGCTTTACGAGTTCATGCGCGAACTGGAAGTCTCCCCCTGGTTCCAGCTCCGCCTTCATGAAGGACTGCTCGCCGCAGTGCATGAGCTGGTGCCGGCCGGGGCCATCGAAGCCTGGCGCAACCGTCCGGTTGGTGTCATCGAGCACCGGCCCCGCCGCATCGAGCTACGCTACGGGCAGTACAAGGTGTACACGAAGACCCCCGAACTGCCCATGCTGATGGTGCCGGCGGAGTTCAATGTCGACTTCCTGCCGATGCACCGCCTGAAGAGTGAGCAGGCTCGCGCCTTCGTGATGGACATGCGAGCCATGGCACAGCTCTACGCTTGGCAGCAGGGGTCGCTGGTCGGCAATGCCTACTGCACCCACTTCGCCCCCGAATCAGTCGAAGCCTTGCTCAACGAGGACACCCCTCATGACCCCATATTCGCTCATTCGCAAGGCCTCGCAAAGCTCTGGCGTCTTGCCCCGACCATCTCAGAACCTAGTACGGAGTACTCAGGAGTCCCTTTTTAGGGAGATCCGCAGGGCCTGCGGCGATACTGAACTGGCGCGAGCCATCACGAAGCACTGTCACGAGGTGCCTATCGAGTACGCCGACTGGCTGCCGGTCTGGTCCAAGATGCAGGTGTCAATGAATGGGGTCAGCTTCCGCTACGACCAGGTGGGCTGCTCCTTCTTCAATGAGATCAGCGAAGAGGACCTGCTCGAGCTGGCTCAGAATCATCCGGGTTGGGAGGTGTTCGAGGCTGCTATCCGAATCCGCGAAGGAATCATCTTCGTGAACCAGCAAAAAGACACCTTCACCTACGAGCACATCTTGGAGCATTGGGGATGGATGCCTGACAGCGACATCCCGTGCATCAAGCGCATCATCAACACGAATCTCAGGACTGAAGCATGAAACTCGCAATCGTCAACGGCAAGATCCGCGTCACCCCCGCCTTCGTCATGCACCGCTCGGAAGAGCGCCTGTACGAGATCCAGAAGCTGCGTCACCGCGCTGTGCAGTCGCGCCTGAAGGAGGCGATGCAGGAGGTGAACCTGATCGGATGGCCCAAGTACCGTGATCAGGCTGCCGCGCTGAAGAAGGATCCGGAGTGCCTGTTCCTGGCCCAGATGGGCTCGCAGGCGTTCAACCGGCTGGCCGAGCTGCGGGCGGTGGCCCGCAAGCACTGGCCGAAGAACGATGCCTTCCTGCTGCTCTCCATCGAGGACTACAGCCTGCTGACGGGGCGCTCGCAGTATGGCTACTGAGAAACACGACGCCTGGATGGCGGCGCAGATCCGGGCGTGCGACCGCGTCATGTCCGCGCATCGGGGTGACCCGGAGAGCAAGGAGTACCGCTTTGCCCGGGACACCTACGATCTGCTGATCAGCGCGAGCACTCACCTCTGCGTGGCTACGCTGAACCGCATCTCTGACGGCGCTCAGACTGAGCTGAAGGGGTGCGGCAAGTACGAGCCCCTGCTCGACAATCTCAAGATCGTGAGACTCATGCAATGAAACTCGACGACGACCTCATCGACCACTTCCGCGACCAGATCGTGATGTGGCACAACGAAGAGCACCCGGACACGCAGATCATGCGGGACAACCTGTTCGGGACCGCGGAAGAGTACGTGCCGTGCGACTACTTCGGCCACATCATGGCTCACCCCCGGGAGAAGGCACCGGGGCGGATCATGTTCCGCGGCAAGCGGCAGTCGTACCTGCGCCGCGCAGCGTTCCTCGCAGATGTGGTCGTCACGCTTCAGGCCAACGGGCGTCCGGACTTCAGCTGGATGACCCGCCGGCAGGTCCTCTTCTACCACTTCCTGCGGAGACACTATGACCGAACCGGTTCTCTTATCTGAGCTGAACCGCATCGACCGGTGGCTGGCCACAGCCCAGCTGCCAGACGCCAAGCGCATGGCGTTGATGGCTGCAGTGCGCAATCTGCGTATGCACGGGCCGGCGCTGAAGGACAAGCTGACCTGGTACACCGAGTGGGAGCCGGCCCACCGCGCGTACATCAAGCAGGATGCCGGCACCACGAGCCTGATGCTGCTGGCGCAGGCCACCATCCTCGAGTACAAGCTCCACTGGAGTAAGTGATGCTGCTAACCCCTTCGCAACTCACCGTCGTTCCTTGGCACTACTTCACGGTGCGCGTCATCTCAAAGTGGAATGAGATGAATCCGGAGCTGCGTCTCACACCGAACGTGCATGAGTACAAGGCGTCCGCCACGGAGTTTGTGGCGGTGGGCGTCGGCTACGATGAGTTCAATCGGATGGTGGTCTGGGGCCTGCGTGACGGCTGCGAGGCAGGCTTCGAGGAAGAGTGCCGGAAGAGGACGAAGGAAGATCAATGGATCCGGGCCTCGCAGGTGATCGTCGAAGAGGATTACCCGGTCTTTCGAGCGGCCAAGGACTTCCTGCAGTTCGCCCGTCATCAGGACGTGACCCGCTGGCTGCGCGACAGGCGGTCGCTCGAGCGCAGCAAGTCCGAGTCGGCAGCAGCGCTTCGCAAACTGCTGCCGGATCTCGAGTTTCGTGATGCCTTCTTGAGCTTGATGAAATGAAAGTCGAATCGATCTATGACGCCCGCGCGATCGCCCGCGAGTTCCACGCGATGCGCAACATTGTCGAGTGGAACCGCATGTTCCCTCACATGCAGGTCAGGGAAGTGAAGAAGCCACGGGCTGGGGTGCCCCATTTCGAGCTGAAGGCTCATGACCCCCACGAGCGTCGTCCCCTGGACCTATTTCGTCACGCCGCTCGAGGGCATGGTAATCGATAAGGCTCTGTTCGATGAAGCTTGCCAGAGCACCCAATGGAAGCGAGTCTCGCTGCCACTCGGTCTCGAGGATGGCGAGGTAATCGATGGCCTGGGCGATCTCGCAATCTGTTGTCGAACTTCGGATCTGGAAAGATGGTTTACCAAACCTCACAAGCTCAAAGCGAGCAAATCACCCTACGCGGCAAAATTGAGAAACTTGTTGCCGCGTGTCGAGAATATGGCGAACTGCCTCTCCCTTCTGCGCTGAGCGGCACCGCCTACCGGTTCCTTGAACATGCCTTGGCTGCTGAGTGGGCGCTGTCCGGGCGCCCACCGCTGCAGTTCGGTAGGAGCATCATGCATCCGATCAGGGTGTGCATCGTGATCCCAGGCCGCGAGGAGCCAGTGGAGCAGACCATGTACCTGGACGAGCCGGCGCATGGGAACATGCTCTTCACTTCCACAAGGGTGGTTGAAGCCTGGCGCTTCTACCGCAAGGCCCGGGCGCTTTGCACCTTTTGGATGGCCAGCTCGAGGGAGAACAAGCAGCGCATCCTGGCCTGGTCCAAGGAGCCGCAGCGGTTCTTCCGCGCCAAGTCGTACATGGCTCCGCACTTCATCGATGCCTGGTACGACTACCTCCCGTACATCCCAATCCTCAAACTCATGAAGGCCTGATATGGCAACCACCATCACCCCCGCAACCAAAGCCATGACCTGGATGCTGCTGAACTCGCAGCCCTTTTTCGCCTCGCTGGTCATGCGCATGGAAGTCCGCGAAGCCACCGACAAGGACCCCGAGTGTCCTGTCGCTTACACGGACGGCGCCCGGATCATCTACAACTCCGAGGCCTTCGCAGCCATGCCGGAGCCGGAGCGCGCCGGGGTGCTGGCCCACGAGGTGATGCACTGTGCACTGCTGCACCACCTGCGCCGCGAGGGGCGTGACCCCGAGCGCTGGAACATCGCCACGGACTACGCCATCAATATCGTCCTGCAGGACGCCGGCATGAAGCTGCCGCAAGGTGGTCTGCTCGATGCCCAGTACCGCGGCATGACGGCCGAGGAGATCTACAACAAGCTGCCGGAGCAGCCCTCCGATCAGCAGAAGCAGCAATCCGCCGCCACTGGCACGGTGGGCGATGGCGCGAACGCCGGCGGCACCGAGGGCGACAAGGATGCTGAGGAGCGCTGCTGGCAGCAGACGTTGGCCGAGGCTGCTCAGGCCGCCAAGATGAGCGGCAACCTGCCGGCGTCGCTGGAACTCTTCGTCAACGGACAGCTGGCTTCGAAGGTGCGCTGGGCCGAGGCGCTCTCGCGCTTCATGACCGAGCGTTCGCCCGACAACTACAGCTGGCAGCGCCCCAATCGCCGCTTCATCGGCGGAGGACTCTTCATGCCTTCACGTCAGAGCAACGACACCCTCGGCGAAATCGTCGTCGCCATCGACACCTCAGGCTCGATGACGCAGGAGCTGCTCGAGCGCGTGGCCGCCGAGTTGAACGGCATCAAGCAGGCCGCCCGTCCGACCAAGCTGCACGTGATTTACTGCGACAGCGACATCCAGCATGTCGACACGTTCGGCATGCACGATGACATCGAGCTGGCGCTGCGGGGCGGTGGTGGCACTTCCTTCCAGCCAGTGTTCGACTGGATCGAGGAACACGAGATCAATCCACGCTGCCTGGTGTACTTCACCGATGGCTACGCGAGTTTCCCCGAACAACCGCACTCGTACCCCGTCATGTGGGCTATCATCGACTCCTCTGAAACGCCGCCTTGGGGCGAGATCCTCCACATCGACGCATGATCTACCATGAATCCCTCGCCTATTTCGTCATCGGCAAGAAGAGGTGGGAAAAACTCCCAGCCGACAGAACTTTGACCTGCGGCCGGGTGAAGTTCAGCGCACGGCGCCACCTCGTCACAGAACGATGGGCGACCAAGCGGGAAGCCCTGCAACGTATGTACTCAGGCAGTGTCTTAGTACTCGAAACTCGGTACAAAGACACCTGGCATTACCAGGTCATCAAGGAGCAGAAGTGAAACCTCCCATCACCACGTGGAGCTACTCGCGGCTGGTGCAGTTTGAGAGCTGCAAGCTGAAAGCGAAGCTCATGTTCGGCGACAAGATCCCCCAGCCTGAGCCCGAGCGACAGCCGGGAGAGCTTGAGACCAAACTCGAGCGCGGCATTCGCCTGCACTCCGCCGCGGAGAAGTTCGTGAAGGGGGAGGTGGAGCTCGTCGAGGAGCTGAAGCCCTTCAAGAAGGAGCTGACGCCGCTGAAGGCCCTCTTCAAGAAGGGCAAGGTGAAGGTGGAGGACGAGTGGGCCATGAACGCCGAGTGGAAGCCGGTGGCGTGGACTTCTTCCGACAGTTGGCTGCGCCTGAAGTGCGACGCCGTTGCCCAGATCACTGACGACCACGTCCTGGTCATTGACTACAAGACGGGGCGCAAGTGGGGCAACGAGATCAAGCACGGTGAGCAGCTCATGCTCTACGCCATCGTCGTCATGATGCGGCAGCCCGCTGTTCAGAAGGTGACGTGCGAGATCTGGTACCTCGACAACGGTGAGGTGGTGAGCCGCGAGTTCAAGCGCGAGCAGCTGGACGAGCTGAAGAGCAAGTTCAACGCCCGGGCGCTCGAGCTGACCACCTGCACCGATTTCCCCGCCAACCCCAACATGTTCTCCTGCAAATACTGCCCGTATGGCCCGCGCGGCACCGGGCACTGCGACAAAGGTGTCTGAATGACGTTCCCGCTGTTCGACCATCAGAAGAAGTCCGTCGACTTCATGCGTTCCCACGAGCGTGTGCTCGATGCCAGTGACCCCGGCACCGGCAAGACGCGCGTCCAGATCGAGCTGTTCGCCGAACGGCGGCGCAATGGCGGGGGCTGCGCTCTCGTCATCGCCCCCAAGTCGCTGCTGCGCTCGGCCTGGGAGAACGACTTCGCCAAGTTCGCCCCACACATCACCGTGTCAGTGGCGCAGGCGAAGGGCCGGGCCCAGGCGTTCGCCCGCCCGGCGGACGTGTACGTGACCAACGTCGACGCCACGAAATGGCTGATGGAGCAGCGGCCGGAGTTCTTCGCGCGCTTCGACACGCTCATCATGGATGAGCTGAGCGCGTTCAAGCATCACACCTCGCTGCGGTCGAAGGCCCTGAACAAGATCAAGAGCCACTTCAAGTACCGGTACGGCCTGACGGGTACGCCCAACTCCAACGGGATCACCGACATCTGGAACCAGATCTACATCCTGGATGACGGGCAGCGCCTCGGCAAGAGCTTCTACAAGTTCCGGAACATGACCCAGACGCCCTCCCAGGCTGGTCCCGCGGCCAACATGCTGAAGTGGGAGGACAAGCCGGGCGCGGAGCAAGCGGTCGGCGAGCTGATCAAGGACATGACCGTGCGACACAAGTTCGAGGAGTGTCTCGACGTGCCGGAGAACTTCGAGACGGAAGTGCCCTTCTACATGCCGCCGGGTCAGGCCACGGTCTACAAGACGTTCAAGCGGGATGCACTGCTGGCGCTGGAGAGCGGCGAGGTCATCAGCAGCGTCAACGCTGCCGGCGTCGCCAACAAGCTGCTGCAGATCGCCTCGGGGGCCACCTACACCGGTGACGCCAACAAGTACGCGGTGGTGGACCCCAGTCGATACGAGATGATCGCGGACCTGGTCGAGGCCCGGCAGCACAGCGTGGTCTTCTTCCACTGGCGCCACCAGCGTGACCTCCTGATGGAGGAGTTCACCAAGCGCGGCATCACCTTCGCGGTGATCGACGGCAGCGTGAAGGAGCAGGACCGGATGGAAGCGGTGAAGGACTACCAGAACGGCTTCTACCGCGTGATGCTGGCCCACCCCGCCTCGGCGGCCCACGGCCTGACACTCACCCGCGGCACGACGACGATCTGGGCGTCGCCCACCTACAACCTCGAGCACTGGCTGCAAGGCAACCGGCGCACGTATCGGGCCGGGCAGACGCAGCGCACCGAGACGATCAGCATCCTGGCGAAGGGCACCATCGAGGAGCTGGTCTACCAGCGGCTCGGTGACAAGAACGTGAAGCAGATCAACATCCTGGAGTTGCTCAACTCCGCATTCAAACAGGTCACCCCATGACGGATCGCAGCAAACTGGAAGTCGGCGGCAAGGTCTACGACATCATCACGATGGACGCAGAGACTGCCTTCGGCAAGGACTACACCCTCTCGAAGATGAGCACGTCGGACTACGTGCGCGACCCGCGCTTCCACGTCCACTGCTGGTCGGTGAAGATCGGCGAGGGCCAGACCAAGGTCTACTTCCGGGAGCAGATCACCGAGCTGTTCAACAGCATCGACTGGTCCAAGACGGCGGTGATCGGCCACAACCTGGCCTTCGACGGCTTCATCCTCCACGAGGTCTACGGCATCCACCCGGGCTTCTACATCGACACCCTGTCGATGGCCCGCGCGGTCCATGGCCATGCCGGGCGCCATAACCTGGACACCATCGCCAAGGCCCACGGCCTGGCCGGTAAGGTGAAGCAGGCGGCGCTCTACGACATCAAGGACAAGTGGGAGCTGACCGAGGAAGAGGAGAAGGCCCTGGCGCTGTACGCCACGGACGACGTGGATGACACCTTCGAGATCTTCTGGGCGATGTACCCCTTCATGCCGGACAGCGAGCTGCGGCTGGTGGACATGACCATGCGCATGTTCTGCGATCCGGTGCTGGAGGTGGACATCCCGCTGGTCGAGGAAGAGCTGAAGGAAGAGCTGGGCCGCAAGATGGTCGCCATCGAGCAGGGCGGGGTCGACATCGACACACTCATGTCGAACGAGAAGTTCGCCCAGGCCCTGCGCGACCGCGGCGTCGAGCCGCCCATGAAGGAGAGCGTGCGGACCGGCAAGCAGACGTATGCCTTCTCGAAGGCAGACCTCGAGTTCCAGGCGCTCGGCAACCACCCGAACCGCGAGGTGAAGAACCTCTACTTCGCCCGGCTGGCTGCCAAGAGCACCATCGGCGAGACCCGGGCGGGACGCTTCATCGAGACGGGCAAGGACGGGCAGAAGCTGCCGGTGATGCTCCACTACAGCGGGGCCCACACGCACCGCTGGAGCGCCGGCAACAAGATGAACATGCAGAACCTGCCGAAGAAGGGCAAGCTGCGCCGCGCTGTGATCGCACCGAAGGGCTACGCGCTGTGCGTGATGGATTCGGCACAGATCGAGGCCCGCGGCATCGCGTGGCTGGCCGGCGAGCAGCGGGTGCTGGATATGTTCCGCGACGGCACCGACCTCTACATCGACCTCGCCAACGACATCTTCGGCAAGCCCGAGGTGCCCTACGGCAAGTCGAGTCCGGAGCGGACGGTCGGCAAGGTTGGTCGGCTGGGCCTGGGCTTCGGGATGGGCTCGCTCAAGTTCAAGGACACGCTGGCCAAGGGCATGATGGGTCCGGCGGTGAACCTGACGGAGCTGGAGGCAGCGAAAGCCGTGTCCACGTTCCGCACTCGCAATCCGAAGATCGTGCAGTTCTGGGCGAAGATGGATGAGGCCATCACCGCCATGATCCTCGGGCGCGATCTGAAGGTCGGCGTGCTCGAGTTCGGCAAAGGCTTCTGCCGGCTGCCGAACGGGCTGTTCCTCCATTACGAGGACCTGCAGGGCACGCCGGTGTTCGACCACCAGGGAGGCGTCTCGTTCAAGGACGTGACCTACAAGGTCAAGGCTGGTCGAGCGAAGCTGTACGGCGGCCTGCTCGCGGAGAACGTGACGCAGGCCATCGCCCGCATCATCGTCGCCGAGCAGATGTTGAAGATGCAGGACGCAGGTCTGCGCGTGGTGATGATGACGCACGATGAGGTTGTCACCTGCGTGCCGGTGGAGAAGGCTGAAGAGACCTGCAAGCTGATGCAGGAGATCATGTCGACACCTCCGGACTGGGCCGTCGGCTACCCGCTGGCAGCAGAGGGCGGCTGGGACATCTGCTACTCGAAATGAACTGGCGAGACCACTTCCTGAAGGAGATGAAGGGCCTCACGCCGGACGCCAGGAAGGAATACTTCCGCCGTCAGGCGATGTTTCATCACCCCGACAGGGGTGGCGACCCAGAGGCCTTCGCCGCTCTGAAATGGGCGAGTACCCAAGCCTACTCCGGCCCCTGCACCATCTGCGGGGGCCAGGGTTGGTACCGTGAGAAACAGGGCCACTTCACCAAGAAGGTGATGTGCCCGGAATGCTGGAAACCGAGAATATGAAAACGATTGGCGAATGGATCGAAGAGCTGGCTGCTCTGAAGCGCGAGAAGGCTGCCAAGGATGAGGAGCTGAAGGCGATCAACCTGCAGATCCTCGGTGTGGAGCGCGAGATCTTCGACGCTCTGGATGCGCAGGAGATCACGCGCAGCGAGGGTGCATCGGCGAGCGTCAGCATCGTCACGAGCACGAAGGCCGAGGTCATCGACCGCGAGGCCTTCGACGAGTACGTGCTGGAATCCCGTAACATCCACCTCTACGAGAAGCGCGTCAACTCGGCTGCATGTCGCGAGCTGTTCGAGCGCGGCGAGATGATCCCCGGCGTACTGCCGAAGCAGTACCGTCGCCTTCATCTGAGGAACAAGTGATGGTCCTGCGATTCGGTGACACGTTCATCAATGGCACCAAGGAGAACATGCGTGCGCTCCTGGCCGCCTACCCGGGGCTGAAGAAGTCCAACAGCGCCGCTCTCGTGAGCGCCATCCGCAAACACGAGCGGCAGATCGAGTCGATGCGTTACACGACCATCGACGGCCTGGATGTGCGGATCAGCCGCATTCCGTCAACCCACTGAAGACCCCCCATGACCCGCACAACGTCGAACCTGCCAGCAACCTACCAAGCGCAGTTGCTGGCAGAAGCCCAGTCGATCCAGGGCAGGATCTCCTCGCCGGCCACCGGCAAGATCCGCTGGATCGGTAATCACACCATCGCTCTGCCTGACGGACAGGAAGGTGAGGAGCTGGAGGCCGTGATTATCGACTTCATCACCGTCAACAGCTACTTCGATCAGCAGTACTCGCCGAGCAACCCGGTGCCGCCCGCATGCGTGGCCATGGGTTACGACGTGTCCACGCTGGCCCCGCTGGAGCAGTCGCCGGTGCCGCAATGCAGCAACTGCCTCATCTGCCCGCAGAACCAGTTCGGCTCTGCCGGTCGCGGCAAGGCCTGCAAGAACACCCGCCTGATCGCGCTCACGAGCGTGGCAGACGAGGGTGAAGACCCGATCATGTGGACCGCCAGCATCCCGCCGGTGAGCCTCAAGCACTTCGATGCCTACGTGCAGAAGCTCGCCACGAAGATGAAGACGATCCCCATCGGCGTTGTGACGAGGATCTTCCTGCGCGACGACGTGGCCTACCCCGAGCCGAAGTTCGAGGTGGTGCGCCCGCTGCGCGAGGACGAGTTCGAGACCTACATGCGCCGCCGCGAGGAGGCCAAGGCCGTGCTCATGACGCCTCCGGACCTGACAGGCTATCGCTCGCCGAACGGTGCCCCGGTGCGCTTCCAGCCGAAGCCCGGCGCCGCCCCGGCGGCAGCTGCAGCCAAGCCGCGGAGGGTCCTGCGATGAGCCGCTCGATCCTCACCGAGGTTGACGAGGAGGATCTGAACCTGGTGGAGCTGCAGGCCCGCCGGGCCAAGATCTACAAGGAGGCCACGGCCAAGCTGGTGGCCCTCCAGAACAAGCAGAAGGCCGAGATGGCCGAGCTGCAGCGGGAGATCGCTCGCACGCTCGAGCGCATCGACCGGGAGTTGGCGGCAGCCCAGCCTAGTACCCAGAACTAAGTACGGAGTACTTCGATGGCAGCAGTGACGAATCGCGGCTCTGTCCTCTTCTGTGAGGGCGAGAGCATGGATGTGCAGCGGGTGGCGAGCGTGCTCGCGTGCCTGCTTGAGAAGCGCTTTGAGCAGGCTCGGCTGTGGATGCCTGCTCACTGGATGGTGCATCCCGACAAGGTTGAGGCCTTCGAGGTGCGCGCGGACGAACCCCTGACCGATCTGTTCGGTCGTCTCGTGGAGTTGAGCAGGAAATGAAGTACCCAGTGATCGGCATTGCCGGCAAGGCCCGGACGGGCAAGGACACAGCTGCGGCGATGCTGCTGGAGGAGTTCGGTGGCTACCGGTACGCCTTCGCTGACCCCATCCGGGGCATGCTGAAGGCCATCGGTGTGGACATGTCGCAGAAGCTCTGGCAGGACCTGAAGGAAGAGCCCATCGGGCTGCTCGGCGGCAAATCGCCCCGCTACCTCATGCAGACGCTGGGGACGGAATGGGGCCGGCTGATGGTCGACAAGGACATCTGGCTGAACCTCGCCGGCCACTACCTCACCCACACCGGCCCCGGCATGATCATCAGCGACGTGCGCTTCGCCAACGAGGCTGAGTGGGTGCGCAAGCACGGCGGTCTGATCATCCACCTGGACCGGCCGACGGCCATCAAGGTGCGTGAGCACGAGTCCGAGAGCGGGGTGCCGGTGGAGAAGGGCGATGTCCAGATCCTCAACGAGAGCACCAAAGAGCACCTGCGCAAGCAGCTGATCAAGGCAGTGACCCAGGAGTGACACGACATGAGCCGCAAACCTGAAACCGACTTCATCCAACGGCTGCATCGGAAGATGGGAGCGGTCAAGCCGTATCACATGAAGCTCAACAACCCGCTGACCGCTGGCATCCCGGATGTCTACTACAGCGGCAGCGGTGGTGAGCTGTGGGTCGAGTACAAGTACGACCCGAAGGCCGGGATGGGCAGGAAGTTCGTCCTCCCGGCCCTCACCCCTCTGCAGGTCGCCTGGATGAACGGGCGGTACAAGGAGGGCAGGCAGGTGGCAGTGATCCTCGGCTGCATGAAGGGGGTCATGATCTACACGCACGGCAAATGGGCGGTACCGATGGCGCCGTCTTTCTTCGATCAACACCTGGTCAGCGAGCAAGAGGCTGCTGACTGGATCAAATCAAGGACACTGAAGGATGTTGGCAATAGCGTCGCTGGCGATGAGCCTGCTGCTCAAACTGATTGAGGCGGCGGCTCGGACCAAGATCGGACTCTTCGGCCTCGGTGGGTTTGTAGCGGCCGCTGGTGGGTTCGCAATCGGCTGGGCAGCCTTGAAACTCAAAGAGCTGTGGCACCTCAGCGAGCTGATGTGCGACTGCAAGCGGGACGGGTGGTTCCTCTTCAGCTGGTTTAAACCGTCGATGGTCGCGCGCAGTCATGAAGTGGTGATCAACTGGGTCAAGATGCAAGGCCCGGAAATTCAGAAGCAGTACCGCGACGCGCTGGTCGGTTGACCCGTGTCTGTATCGTGACGAGCTGGATAAGGCCAGCTGCTGGACCAAGTACCTTCTCAACCCTCGCCTGAATGGCAACCCAAGGAGTTCACCATGTACCGCCACGAATCTCAGCTCTACGCCGTCATCGCCATCGGCGCCAGCGTTCTCATCTGGAAGGCCATCGATGAAGTCGCAAAATTCTTCAGCAAGGACGAACGCGCTGCAGCGCGGGAGCATGAGCTGAAGATGGCAGAGCTGAAGCTGAAGCAGCCTGTACAAGAGGCAAATCCGGAGCCTCTCAACTCGGTGGCTCAGGACGCCATGGATGAACTGAAGAAGCTGCGTGAAGCCCGCGCCAAGGCCAAGGGGATGACTCAGCCGAAGGTCGACACCACGACCGACAAGGTTCGTCCTTTCCCGACTCACGCCCCCAGCACCGCCGCCGCTCAGGCCTTTGAGCGCAACCCCGGTGCCTTCGTATTCAAGAGCGTCGCCTGACATGATCGAACTCGGCATCTTCATCGCCTGCGTCTTCGCTTTCAACGCCATCGCCCTGGTCATCGCACTGACAGTCACCCGTCGGTGGCGGGAGCACCGGCTCCCTGCGTGCATTCAGCGGTACGTCCCGGTGTACGACCCGCTGAGTCATCATCAGACGAAGGTCACGGTCGGCGGTGTCCTTCGTGTCATCCTCGCTGATGCGGTGCCGGAGTACATCGGCACCCTCGTCGCCGCCCTGTCCTTCGGCGACCTCATAATCGACGTTCTGGGCCTCCAGATGGACCAGATGGGGTGATCACCCTACCTCACATGAAAAGAGGCGCCTGAGCGCCTCTAATCGATTCCTTGCGGGCATCCTGCCCGGTTCGGAAGACTTACCCCTGCCAGCTACTATGCCTCGTCCGTCTCGTCGGTTTCGACAGGGACGTGGGCAACGTCCTCTTCGTCTGTTTCACCTTGGTCGTGGGCAACGCGGTGAGCAACCTCGGCGGGCAGCCGGCCTGACTTGATCAGGTTGTCAGTGTCCGCCAGGACGGCCTGCATCTCCTCGTAGGTGGCGTTGTTGCGCAGCATGTTGGCGCGGTGGCTGATCACCCGGACGTTGCCCTTCACGTAGCCCAGCAGCGGGTTGATGCGGTCAACCGACGGCACGCGCATGGGGGTGCCCAGCACCGGACAGATGGCCGGCACGACCAGGTCCTCCGGCAGGATGTCAAAGTCGCGCTTGCGCTTGATGGCACGGCGCTTGGCGTACTCGTACAGGCGCATGGCAGGGTCTTGGTCGGCACGCTTCTGGCGCTGGCGGGCAGCGATGCAGGCCTTGCAGATGGTGCTGTAGCCAGTCTTCGTGTCCTTGCGGGGGCTGAAGTCCGAGATCATCTTGATCGTCAGGCAGCCCTTGCACTTCATCGTGAGCAGGGTGGGCAGGACTGTGGCTTTGGCAAACTTGTCGCGGGTCATCTCTTGCGGTTCTCAGAACTCAGTACGGAGTTCGTAGAGGGAGTTGATCAATGCCGTGCATTTTATCGGAACTCTTGACACCTGTGTCGTAATCGATACAAGGATTCACAATCCAGAAACATTCGCGGTTGACAGGCTGGCGCTTCGGCACGAGTGCCGTGTAGTAGCTGTAGTAGCTGTAGCAGATGTAGTACTGCACCACAACACTCTAAGTCATTGATTCTTCAGGGGAAAGGTGTATTTGTTGCACTTACCGCCGAAAAATTCCTGATTGGCTATATAGAGGGGGGACTGAGAAGGGCAATAGAGCTATCGCTCTCTATATATGAATTTTTTAATTGTAGTACTACAAGTACTACAGTACTTGAAAGGCCTTTCAGATCAACGACTTAGCGGTGTAGCAGGTCTTCCGACCCCATTGCAAACGTATGGGGTTCTCTGCTACACCGTCGAAGAAGTTGTCACTTCGGAGCGTACTTGGCGAGCGGCACCGAGCGGTCCACGAGGTCCCTCGTGGATGCCGACCCTGCCATCCAGTCGGCGATCGTGCCGGCGTGGTCGGCGGCAGGGCCGACGAAGGAGGCGGCAGGGTTGTCGCCGCGGGCCATGTCCTGCACCGCGTCCACGGCGTACTGACCGGTGCCGAGGAGCCCGCTGCGCTCCACCTCCTTGCCGAAGAACTGACCCAGGCTCATGTCGAAGCCCTTGCCCAGCAGCATGGCCTTGGCGGCGTCCGCCGCGGCCATGAAGGGGATGTAGGTCAGCGCCACCTGAGCGGGCTTGGTGTTGCCCTGCTTCCACTCGTGCCAGACGCGCTTCATGATCACCTCCTGGAAGCTGTGGGTGAACTGCTTCAAGTGGAAGATCAGCGCGAAGCGCGGATCGCTGCCCCAGATCGGGCGGTGGGCGGCGTTGGGCCGCAGCACAGCACTGTCGACGAACTTGAAGAGAGCGCGGCGCAGCCGGTAGGTCGTGTCGTCCTCCTTGGACTTCAGCAGCTCCTCCCGGTTGTTGGTGGCCCAGATGACCTCCACCGCCGGGTCGCCGGCGTGCAGCTGGCGACGGGTGAGCGACACGGCCTTGGTCTCGACCTTCTTCAGGTCTTCGGCCTTCAGGCCCATCTCGTCGAGGTAGCGCTTGGACTCAGCCTTGGCCTTGGCGTCGGCCTTCTCGTCGTTGACCGTGCGCAGGTGCTTCAGGATGAACTGGGAGCCGGCGATGGTCGCCTGCACCCGCATGGCCTTGTTCCAGCCCTCCATGCCGTTCCAGCGGAAGAAGGTCTCGTTGAGCTTCTTCAGGCCGCGGGACATGTAGTTGCCGCTGTAGGCGTCGCCATAGGCGTTCATCATGCTGTTCTCGTCCAGCACGCCCAGGTCACGCACCAGCAGCTCCAGCTCGGTCTCATCCTGCTTGGCACCAGTGGCCTTCGAGGTCAGGTCCTTGCGGAGCTGCCCCATGCCACGTTTAAAGCCCTCCCAGGCGTCCTTGAAGCTGCCGGTGCGGATGGCGATACCCAGCGGGTCGATGAGGCTCGCAAAGAGGCTCAGAGGCAGCAGGGCGAGGTTCTCGATGGCGATGATGTTGCCCTGGATGCCCGCCCACGTGCGGTTGATCTCGTTGGCCCCGAGTACGCCCGTCATGGCCGCTGTGCCCTTCATGATGGTCGCAAGGTCCTGCTCGGTGGCGCCCTCGCGCAGCAGGTCGCTTAGGATCTCGGTGAGCTTCTCGCCAGCGTTGCCAAAGCGCCGGGTGTACTCGGCGCGGTGGACGGCCTTGTTGACGTAGCTGGTCAGCACCGCGGCCAGGTCTTGGATCTGGAACTCGACGAACTGATGTGCATTGGAGACGTTGATGAAGTCGAAGACCCGGCGGTTGACGCTCTCGGCGCCCGGCGTGAAACCGATCTGCTGATCGTTGTCGGCCAGGTCCGTCATGCCGTCGCTCAGAGCGATCTTGTCGGCGGCCGTCCGGGCGGCTATTTCGCCCATGAATGGTTCGAGCGCCTCGGCGAACTTCTCCGGGTTCGCCCGGATGGCGGCCGAGTCCCAGTAGCGCGGGAAGTAGTTCGTCACCTTACCCATGTCGCCCCAGACCGGCTTGCCGTACTCATCCGTGCCGATCTGGCGTTTCACGCCTGCCTCCTGCAGGTAGGCGTGCATCTCCTCCAACAGGTCGCGGATGTTGTGCTCCAGGGTGCTCTTCGGGTGACGCATGCTCTGCAGGTTGCGCAGTGCCACGGCGCGCTGCTGCGCAGTCGTGTCCTTCAGGATGTCGTTGAGCTTGGCAGTCCACACGCCGGTCTGCATGGCGCGCTCCTGCAGGAAGCCCAGACCTTGACCTTCGCGGCCCACGTCCTGATGGAACAGGTCGGCCAGCTTGATGGCGGACGGCAGACCGGTGGCGCGCATGCGCGTCGACGCGCTGCTCACCAGCTTCTCCATCAGCTCACCCATGGCCTTGCCGGCCTTCTCCGTGGCGGTCGGCACGAACTGCGGGTTGGCCCGCACCCACTCGGCCATCTTCAGACCGCCGTTGGCGGTCTCGTCAGCGAAGCGCCCTTCGGCGAAGGCAGCGAAGACCTCCTGCGCGCGCTCGGGGCCGAAGTGGACGCCGATCAGGCTGGCGAACCAGCGGAACAGATCACGGAAGAAGTTCCCCACGGCACCCAGGTCCGCCTTGGGCTCCAGGTTCAGCTTGCCCTCGACCCACAGCTGGTAGCCGTAGGCGATGCGCTCGTGCATGCCCACCTCGTCGGTGCGGCTGATGTGCGCCCAGGCAGGAGTGCCCTGGTAGTGCTTGGAGAGCGTCCTCATGACCTGGTCGTCGTGCGCCCAGGCCTGCAGTGCGCGACGCACCTTGGCCACCTCGGGGCGGTACCGGTGCTCGCCCTGGCGCAGCATCTCGAAGAAGTCGTGCATGGCCTCGTGGTGGACCGTGCTCGTGTCGTAGGAGCCGTCGGCGCCCACGTTGATCTCGATGGTGCGGTTCAGCACGTCAGCGAAGCGCATCGTGCCCTTCACCCCGCCCTCCGGGTCCACCGCCTTGGCGATCACGCTCGTGCCGCGCAGCTTGGCCACCAGCGCTTTGATCTCCTTCTCGGCCTTGCGGCGGGCCTTCGGATCAGCCTCGGCAGGCTTGGACTCCACCTGTTTCGCCCCCGCTTCGATCTCCTCACGGCGCCGGCGAGCCTCGTCCAGCACGGCCTGCGCGCTCTCGGGGTTCGTCTCCAGCAGCTGCTCCAGCTGCTCGTCCGTCATGGCGCGGATGTCGTCAGCCAGCTCGCGGAACACCTTGGCCTTGGCATCAGGCGTCTTGGCGGTCTGCAGTCGCTCGTGCAGCATGTGCCGGATGGCAGCCTGGATGTGCGGGCCCCACTTCTGCTTCTGCTCAGGCTTCAGCTTGGACAGGATGCGGCCGTAGGCCTGCTTGACGGCGGCAGGCCACGGGGCATAGCCGGCCGCCATGGCGGCCTTCTTCTGCTCAGGCGAAAGCGTGCGCACCAGCTCACGGATCCGGTCGACGGTCGTCGATGCGTCCTCTGAGTACTCAGTACTGGGTACAGAGCTGGGCTTCGCTGATGCGGTCTTCGGTTGGGCCGTCGGTGCGGTGTCGTTCACGTCCTCCAGGTTCTCGGCGATGAGGTCCGGATCGATCCCGCCAGTCAGGATCTGCTTGATGGCGGCGAAGAGGCGGCCCTTCAGCTCGGGGTGCGACTCGACAGCGTTGCGGTAGACCTGCGTGGCCTCCTTGGGCCACGGACCTGTCTCGATCTTGAAGCCCTTATCGAGCTCAGTCTTGTCGAGCAGACGGGCTACCTGCACCAGCTCGTCGAGGCCAGGGATCTCACCGATGATCTTGGGGTTGTGGAACTTCGGCAGCTTGGCGAGGCGCTCGCGCTCCTCCTTGTTCTTGTAGCGCTCACCGGTGACCTGGGCGTCCATGAACGCATCCATGTCGTCCAGCGCCTTGGCCTGAGCGGCAGCGCGGGCTACACGCAGCGGGGCGCCTGCCTCGATGGCGGCGTCGAACGCAGCGCGCGAGGCCTGGTAGTCGCCATTGGTAGCGATGGCGGCGTTGTTCAGACGGATGAGGTCCGTCAGCATCTCCTGAGCCACCTCGGCGGCGTCGGCGTGGACGAAGTGACCAGCCTCCTGATGCTTGGCGATGTCGAGGACGTCCTTGTCCTTGATCATGCGCTCGCGCTCTTCCTTCTGGCGCGTGAGGATGTCGATGCGGTCCGGCGAGGTGGAGGTGGCAGCCTTCTTGGCGAGCATCTCTGCCACCAGGGCGCCGTCCTCCTTGTAGGCCTTCATGGCGGCGTCATAGGCCTCCTTCGCGACCTTGCGTTGCTCCGCGGTAGCGTACTTGTCGTCCGCCATCGGGTTCTTGCCGGGCACCGGCTTGGCCATTGTGGCCTTCAGGTTGCTGTCGCCGACGACCGACGGGGCGCGCGCGGCCTTCACGTTCTTGCCCGGGGCGTAGGCGGGCAGCTGCTCGCCGGTCTCCTCGTCGTAGACGCGAGGCATCTTCTGCCGGCGCGCCTCTTCCTTCGCGGCCTCGGCAGCGTTGTCGGTCATGCCCAGGTCGCCGCCGATCAGGTCGAGGCCCGAGCCGTTGAGCTGCGCCTTCTCGAAGTCCTGCAGCGCCTTGTAGAAGGCGTCCTGCACGTTGGCGGCCAGCCGGCTGATCTCGGCGTGGGCCACCTTGCCCTTGATGCCGCCCATCTCCTTCTTGGCCTTGGAGCCCTCGACGCGGATGTCGCGCAGCATGCGCTCCATGTCGGCCTCGAACTGCTCGCGCTCGTCGCGCAGCTCGTCGCTATCGCGGAACTCCTTCGTGTCGAGCGGCAGCGCTGCGATGCGGTCAGCCTTGGCCAGCGCAGCCTCAGCGGTGCCTGCGGCCTTCTTCACGAACTGGTTCGTGTTGACATCCCAGTTGCCCAGCGCTTTGCGCTCCTCGGGCGACAGCTTGGCCGTCGGCAGGAACGACTGAGCGGCCATCATCTTGCCGTCGGCGCCCTTCTTGGGCCGGTTCATCTTGACCTTGCTCAGGTCGGTCTTGATGCCCTTGATGTCGTCGCGCGCCAGCACGCCCGCCACCGCGTCGGCCAGCATCTTGCGCTGGCCTTCCTCGGACAGACCCTCGTGCCGGCCGGTCTCGCGCGCCCAGTGCCGGATCATCGACTCGGCGGACAGGCGCAGCGGCTTGCCGTTGGACATCTCGAAGGTGATGGCCGTGGTCCTGCCCTCCTTGTTGGACAGGTTCTCCTTGAACTTCTGCAGCAGCTCGTCCGGCACCACGGTGTCGCCCCGGGCTTCGCCCGCGCCACTGGAGAGGACGGTCAGGCCGCCCAGGGCTTTCTTCAGTTCCTCCTCGTTGTCGCTGCGGTAGACCGACAGCTGCTTGAGCTTGCCCTCGAGGTCCTTGACGCGCTCGTGACGCTCGAACTTCTGCGCCGGCGACTCCTTGCCCTCTTGCAGCTTGCGGCGGTGCTCCTCGATCTGCTCCTTCAGGCCGGCCTCGAGGTTCAGCTTGGCAGAGCGCGGGCTGATGCCGTTCTGCTCGAGGTACTCGAGGTACGGGCGCTCCTCGATGTTGGCACCCGGGTCCAGCCGACCGATCAGGTCGCGCTTACCCTTGCCCAGGTCGCGCGCGTTGAAGAACGGCTGCATGCGCACCGGGTCATGGAAGTGGAAGTCCTCCTTGACCTCACGCTCGTTGATGGAGCGGTCGGCAGCACCCTGCTCCACCACCTGGTCGCTGTCGAGCGGCTCGGCCTCGCCCATGCCCTCATTGGCATCGTAGACCAGCTCCTCGTTCAGCAGAGGCTTGATCTCAGCGTTGTTGGCAGCGTAGTAGTCCAGCACCGTGCGGGTGGCCGCGGGCGAGCCGAAGATGCTCGTGAGCCCCTCCTCGATCGCCTGGGCCTTCTTGGAGCGGCCGTGGGCGGCCAGCTCGACCGTGTGCATGTCCACAGCGCGAGCGATCTGCTGGCGCTGCTCTTCCGTGATCTCGCCGTTCTTGGGGATCATGTTGGCGAGGAAGCTCTGCGGGCCTGCAGCCAGGTCAGCGCGAGCCTTGCTGAACGCGCGCACGCGGTCGACCAGGCTCCCCTCCTGACCACCGGTCTGGCTGGCCATGAGCGACACCTCCTGCACCAGTCGCTCCGGGTCGTTGAAGAACTGGAGCACGTCCGTCAGGCGGAACATGCTCTCCACGTCCTTCGTGGTCAGCTTGCCCGTCTTGGCAGCCAGGCCAAGCATCATCTTGGACATCTGGTTGAAGTGAGGAGCCACCCGGCTCAGGTCACCGCCGAACGCCTCAGGGCGCACGTGCTGGGTCAGCAGCGCCAGCATGCTGGCCTGCTCCGGCACGCTCATCGTGTCCAGCTGGTTGAACACCAGCGTCTTCGACTTCTGCTCGGCCTCCGCCGCCTCATTGCCGCGCACCCAGTCCGCGAAGCGCTCAGCATTGTCTCGGCTGGCGATACGACCAGCGAGCCAGCGCTGGTCAGCGTCGGTGAACTGACCCTTCATCTGCATGATGCGGGTCTTCACCTCGGGGTCCACGTTGGGGTCGTTGACCAGGCTCTGCGCGTAGATCTGGCTGCGCTGCGCGCGCTCCTGGTCGTAGCGGCTGATGTTGGCCTCGGTCTCCTCCGGGGTGGCTCCCGGCTGGATGGAGGCGTCACCGGCAAGGTCGGCCATGGCGTAGTCGCCCAGGCTCACCCCCATGGCGAAGTCACGCAGCTCCTTGCCCTGCAGGCCCATGGACAGGCCGACGGCGGCACGGTCACGGATGGCGTAGGCACCCTCGATGCCGCGGCCTACGGCCTGCACCGGCGCCTCGATGGCGCGCGACAGCTTCTCTGCCATCTCGGGAGCCACCTGCCGCACCGCCTCGATGCCGGCCTCGACAGAGGGGCGACCATAGCGGTCGTACAGGGCCCCCGTCAGGGTGGGCATCTGAGGCGTAGTACTCGGTACTGAGTACTCCGGCTCGGCAGGTTGTCGCAGTTCTGCCAGCTTGTCCTGCGTCCAGTCGGCAGCGTCCTGGCCTGCCTGGTAGGCGGCAGGAGTGAGGATCCGGCCGGCAGCGCCGATCGTGTTGCCGGTGGCCGACATGCCAGCGCCGCCCACGGCACCAGCCGCACCCGCTTCGGCGATCTTGATCGGATCGAACTGGCGGGAGGGGTCGATCATCTGTTCGGCGTACTGGCCGACGCCTTCCTGCGCGGCTTCGGTCAGGCCTTCCTCGACAGCCTCCTTGCCGATCTGGTTGCCCAGGCCGCGCTTAAGCGGGGCGAAGGCGTTGTGGCCGATGGCACCGGGCACCAGCGCCTCCATGGCGCCGCCCACGAGGCCCTTGAAGTCAGCGGCGCGGCCGCGCTCAGCGACAGAAGCCTGGCTGAGGGTCGGGTCGTTGTACTGGTTGGCGAGCGCCTCGGCACGCTCATCAGCGACCGACTGGGTCATGGCGCCCAGCTGGGCACCGAGGCGGGCGGAGCCCAGACCGCGGCCCAGCAGGGCACCGCCCACACCAGCGATGGCCGACGGGGCGCTGCTGTAGAGGGCGCCCGGCAGCACGCCGGCAGCCCAGTCGAAGGCGTCACCCTTGGTCTGGACATCGCGCAGGCTGCTCACACGCGGGGCGTTGGCGGCAGCGGTCTGCTCGAACTGGGCCTGGAGCGCAGCCTGGCGCTCCATCTCCGCAGTGTTGCCGGCCCGTTCGGCGGCGAAGCGGCGGGCAGCGGCGGCGTTGGCTTCGCCCTGGGCGATGGCCTGCTCGAGGCCTTTGGCGGCCTCGGAGCGAGGGGCAAACGCTTGATCGATGACTTCAGGGGTGGGGGCCTGATCGAAAGTCAGGCCTGTACGCAGCGGAGAGGTGGCCATCACCAGATCCTATGAAAACGGATCTGGTGATTATACCGGCAGGATCTTCAGCTGGTTATGGGGTACGTACTGGCTTGGCTTCCGACCAGGACTGAACCCATCCACGGAGCATCCTTTGTCGTTGGTGTACCCCAGACACCAGTTCATCCGGTTGAGCGGGACGGTCATCCGTGCGTCGGTGGACTTCTTCGTGAACACCGTCGGCGTGGGGCAGATCACCGCGAACGTCCCCGGTTCATAGCCATTCACGGGATCAAGGTCCACTTGGATGTCGCGCACGGACAGGCTTGTACCGGCGTCGCTGCGCAGGAAGTTGTTCAGTTCCCCGTTGGTGCCTCCGTAGGTTCGGCTTTGCGGCGACTTGCTGTTGTCGATCCAGTCCGACTCGGCGACCGCGAGCCCGCGGGTGAACTGCTTCTTGTAAAACCCGTGGACTACCAGCTTGGTTGCGGACACGTCGGAGGCCACCCCGCTGTAGATCGCGTAGAGCGAGGAGGTCTGCGAATGGGCATTGACGGTGCAGTCCAGGAACTGGATGCCGGGACAGCGGACATACGCCTGCAGTAGCCCTTCGCCGTTGGATCGCCCTGTGTCGCCGTGGGTGAAGGCGTACCTGCAGTTCGTCGCGCCGTATGCGTTGTGGTGCATCGTGGACTTCGGATCGATCGTGTCGCACCCATAGGTCAGGAAGCCCGTCGTGGAGTCCTGAGCGCTGGTGCATCGCACCTGCCGATAAAGCCTGCACCCGCCCACCCAGATCCGCGCAGCGCCATAGGCGGCCACGCCATAATGCCCGCCGGAGATGTCGCACTCCGCCACGATGCAGATGGAGACGGGAGCAGTGATGACCGCAGTCGCGTTGCGAGCGAGCCAGGCCTCCCTCGCGCTGGACTGTGGGGCGAATGAACGCCCTGCCTCGAAGGTGATGGCCTCGCCGTCCTGCGTGTTCATGTGGATCTGCGTGCGCAGCACATGCACGTTGCAGCTCCCCGCTTCGGGGAAGGCAGGTTTTTTGATCGCCGCATAGGCGGCAGCAGCGGTGCTCAACGAACTCGCGGGGTAGGCCGCCGGTGCTGCGCGGGCGATAGCGGTCGTCCCACGAACATAGATCGCGCGACCCACTTTGACGCCAAGGATCTTGCACTCATCGATGAGCACGTGCCGGCCATCCACGGCGTAGATGACCGCGGCCTGCGAGCTATGCTGGTTGTGGATGAGGAAGGTTGCGCCGAGGATGAAGGTCATCTTGTCCTCGGCGCGCTTCGCTTCATTGCGCAGCAGGAGGCCTGCGCGCTGAGTCGAGCTGCTCACGATGAACGTCCCACCCAGGATCCCTGGGTGGTCCTGCAGCGTGACCTGGTCGTCGATCGTGACAGTCATGCCCGTCATGTCGAGGACCGAGGAGGTCGCCGCTGTCTGATTCAGCAGGTTGCGCAGCTCCGCGATGGTCACAGTGCTGCCGGGGGCTCGCCCAAGCAGCGTGGCTGCTGACTTCGCGTTCTGCACGAATTGGTGGTTGCGGAGCTGCGCTGCGAACTCCGCGGCCTTTACGTCAGCTGCCATCCGTTACCTCCGGGTCTGTGCAACCAGTGCAGCCAGGTCGCCGTTGATCTTGTCGCCGTCGAAGAGCAGGTTGCCAGCCATGTGCGGACGACCCATCGAGTCAACCATGACCTGGTGCTGGCGCAGCGGGCTCACGTTGGACAGGATGTAGTCCGAGATGCCGGCGTCGCCGTGGATCACATCGCCGAGGCTGTAGCCGTTCTTCGAGCCGACGATGGGCGAGTAGGTGCTGGACTGCGTCCGGGCGCCAGCGTTCTGACGCTGCATCAGGTCGAACATGTTCCGGGCCTGGGCCAGGTTCTGCAGGCGCTCCTGCGGCGTCATGTTGGTGAAGGACTTGCCATCCACCTTCAGGTTCGACTGGCCGAGGAACTGGCGGAAGGCCTGGGCCTGCTTGGCATCCGGCTTGCCGTCGGCGCCAATGAACATGCCGTCCACAGCCTTGTCGAACTGACCAGCCTGCTTGTCAGACTGCTCCTGAGCCATCGAGCTGCGCTTGAGGCTCAACTCCTCTCGCTTCAGGTCGTTGTCCATGAGGGCCTTCATCATGGACGACCCAAGCTGGCCGGCGTTGGCGGCTTGACGGAGCCGGGACTGGATGGCGTTCTCGTTCTGCTCGGCGGCGCGCAGCTGGGCGGACGCATCAGCGGCCTGGGCCATTTGGTCCTGCCCACGGTTCTGCGTCAGGTTGCGCTGGTTCTCCAGCAGCAACCCAGCGCGCTGTGCGTCCAGACTCGCACCGTGACGCGCCCACCAGTCAGTGCCGCGCTCGTGCCGCATGCGGTCGAAGATCGCGTTGATGTTCTCCGTCTGATCCTTCGGCGCGCGCAGTCGTGACGGCGCGACGTTGGTGAAGCTGTTCAGCTTCCCGTCAGCGCGGGTGCTGGTGCCCAGGATGTCAGGGCCACCATAGCCGTAGTTGCCAAGGTTCGTGTAGCCCGGCGGCATTGCCACGGGTGCGGCTGCGGGGGCAGCGGGAACGGGATCGGCGGCGGGAACGGCGGCGGGACTGGCAGATGCACGGGGGGCCTCAGCGGGAGCGACAGGGGTGACAGGCGCGGGCTGGCGAGCGGCCTCGAATTGCTCGCGGTGGGTCGCGCGATTGAACCCGTCGCTGAAGCTTTCGCCGCCGAGCATCGAGCTGATACCTTGCCCGAGGCGCGTGGCGTACCCGCCAGTGAGATTATCCCCTATTCCGCTCAGCACGCGGAGAGCACTTCCCCCAATTGCGTTCATGTCGCCCATGGACTCGTTGAACGCTTTGGCGTACCCCGACTCCTGGTCGCGCAGCTCCTGCGCACCGGCCTGTGCGCCAGCGGCGCCGATGGTCAGCCCGGTGGGGATTGCATTGAAGGGCTTGTTGACCACCGCCCGGGCGGCAGCCGGGGCGTTGCGCAGGGCAGAGCCCGCGCGTTGCAGAACGTTCGGGGCCTTGGGCTGAGGCGCGGCCGGGGCCGCCGGAGCGGCCGGGGCGGCGGTCTGCGGGGTCCGGTACTGCGGGTTCACCTGGCCTGAGCCGACCGGCCTGTCACCCAGCTCCGCGCGCACGCGGTCCATGGCTATCTGCCGGCGCTCGGCCGGGCTGTAGGCAGCCCGCTCGAACTGATCCTTCAGCTGGGCGTCCATCTCGGTGGCGGCCTGCTGCACCGTGGCCGCATGCTTGCGCAGCGCGTCAGGGTTCAGGTTCGTGCGGGCGAAGTCTGCAGCCTGGGCGCCGACCTGCTTGCCGTAGGCCAACCCCTGCCGGCCATAATCGGCTGCTTGCTGCTGAAGGCCCGGCAGCTTCGACTTGGCGTAGTCGATCGCCTGGGCACCGTACTGCTGCGCACCGGCCAGGGCTCGCTGCCCCAGGGCCTTGCCTTTCTCCAGCCAGTCAGGGGAGCCGCCGTCAGCGAGATGGTCAGCGGCTCTGTGCTGCTTTCGCAGGGCGGACTCCTTGCGGTCGTCCTTGAAGTCGTGCGTGTGCAGACGCAGCTGGTCCAGCACGTCGCGCCCGATGGCGTCGGCGGTGTCCGCCGGCAGCACGTACTCCTCGTCGCTCAGCATGACGGGGCCGACCTTGTCGTCGGTGCGCCCACCCTTGCCAGTGACGCGCCCGCCATCAGCGAAGCGGAAGCCCGCCGGAGCCGGGCGGCTCAGCTGCTCCTCTTCCTCCTGCTGCTGCGGCTGCGGGTACTGCGGCTGCTGAGGCGCCTGACCATTCGACATCGCATCGACAGCGTTGTCGATCTGACGCGGGCGGCCAGCCATGGCTTCACCCGCGTTGCGCGCAGCACCTGTGCCCAGCCAGCTCAGCGACGGCATCCACCAGGGCTTCTCCTCACGCAGAGGGCTGCCCACCGTGCCGCCGTCGGCGAACCGGAAGCCCTCCGGCACCTTGCGTTTGTCCTCCTCGCGCTCCTCGCGCTCAGCGGGGGCAGGCTGCGACGCCTGCTCGACGGCCGCGTCCACGCGGTCGCTGCGCCGGTACAGTTCCTCGCCGGCTTTGCGCGCCTGACCGGTGCCCAGCTTCGGCAGCTGGGCCTCCTGGAATTGGCGCAGACGGGACTTCAGCTCGAAGTCCTTCTTGGTGTCGCTCATACCTTGCCCTTATCGTAGTTGAAGTTGTGGCTCTCGGAATAGCTGCTGCTGTTCGACACCGAGCCAGAACCGGAAATGGAACCGCTGCCAGAGAGCGACGCCGCCACGTGGACGCCCGCCATGGCACCTGCCGCCAGCGTTGAGGAGATCTGCCCTGCAGCCTTGAGCGAGTCAGAGATGATGCCCGCCCGCTTGATGGCCGCCTCCATGTTGGCGCTGTAGGCCTGAATCTGTGCCTGGGAGTATGCCACAGCAGCCCGGATCTCGGCCTCCTTGGCCGCGATCTCGGCCTGCGCCTTCTGCCCCTCGGCGGCCGCCACCGCGCTGAAGCGCTGCGTGTCGGCGGTGTAGGCGCTGGCGTTCGTCTGGATGACACCGAGCTGCGCCTGCAGGCGGGTCTTCTCCGCCTCCAGGTTGCTCTGGTAGAGGCTCAGCAGGTTCTGGTTCTTCTTCAGCAGCGCGTCGATCTGCTTCATGCCCAGCTCAGCGTTGGCCGACTTGCCCTGGATCAGCGCGGCGAACGCCTTGGCCTCGGCATCCACGATGCCAGCCTTGGCCGTCTCACCACGGACCTGCGCCTCGTAGGCGTCGAACCGCACCTTCTGCGCACCCACCTGGTCACCGTAGGCCTGCACCTGCGCGCGGTACGCCTCGATGCGCGAGCGCTCCACCATGGCCTCCGTCTCGGCACCCTTCATGCGCGCGACGAACAGGCTTGTCTGCGCCTCCAGCGCGTTGATCTGAGCGCTGTACGCCTTCACCTTCTGCTCGTTGATCTGGCCGCGGGCGATCTCAGCGTCCACCTCAGCCTTGAACACCTGGATCTTGGACAGCGCAGCCTGCACCCGCGTGTTGTAAACGCTGGCCAGCGTCTGGTAGGCCTGCATCTTGGCGTTGAAGACGCTCACGTGCGCGTTGAACACGTTGAGCTGGGCCTCCACCTGGAACTTGGCCGCCTCGAAGAGGCGCTTGGCCATGTTGTCGAAGGTGTTGACCAGCACCTGCTCGGCCGCCACCGCCTTCTCGACGGCCAGCCGCATGTTCTCGATCTGCCACTGCGCGATCTGGATGGTCAGGTCCCGGTTCAGGCTGCTCTTCTTGAGCGCCAGCTCCTCGCGCAGCCTGTCGGCCCGCGCCGCCTGCACACCGCTCGGCATGGTGAACCCGCGCCCGGAGAACTCCTCCGCCACGCTGTCGATGGCCTGCATGGCCGCCCGGTCCTCGCGCTCGGCCGCGCGGGCGAACATGGCCTTCTCCACCTCGGGCGGCAGCCCTGATCCACCGCTCCACATGCGACGAACCGTAGCGATGATCTCCGGCATCAGCTCAGACTCGTAGCGCGGCTCCTGCCACTGCAGCGCCCCGGGCAGCGCCGTGCCCTCAAACTCCGGTGCCTGCGCGTCGAACGTCGGCAGCGTCGGCCCGTCGAAGGTCGGCACCGTGATCTCCGTGAGCGCGGGCGCCTGCGGCATGACGATGTCCGGCGTGGTCGGGATCGTGACCTCGCGCATCGTCGGTGCATCCGGCGGAGCGTCAGGGGCCGTCCATGCGGGCGCCACCGGCACGTTGATCGCCCCCACACTCGAGCGGAAGTCCGGGATGTCGATGTCAGGCAGCTGCGGGATCTCCACGAGCGTAGGCTCGGGCGGCAGCTGAGATGTGACCTGGCCGAAGCTTGTCGGCCCCACCTGCGGCAGGTCCAGGTCCAGGTTCAGGTGCGCGTCGAACGCCCCCGGCACCGGTGCCGCCCCGGTGTCGCCCAGCGAGAAGTTCGCCAGGTCGCTGATGGCCCCGTTGGCCTTGATCAGCATGGTGTCCGTCAGCTTGGACATCTGGTCGAGCCGCTTGGCCACCAAGTCGTTGACGCCGTGGACGTGGTTGTTGGCCGCGTCCAGCTGCGTCTCAATGTAGGGGCGCCGGTTGTCCGGCCGATAGTCAAAGCCCGCCATCAAACTCTCCGTGTGGACACCGCGAGGTCAACCTCGGCGTCGTTGATCCAGAATGCAGCGCCGCCCTCGTTCTGCAGGCTCATGCGCCAGTACCGCCCCACCATGCCCTTGCCCGGCGTCACCCGCGTGGCGCGAGGTGTATCGGCAGACCGTCGCTCGAGCGGGAATACGGCTGGCACTCCACCCGACTCCTGAACTGAGAGTGACAGGCGCAGGCGCCCTTCAGCGGAGTACCCGATGTACAGGTTGTCGATCCGCTTTGTCTGACTGATTCCAAAGCCCACGCTCGCAAAATCGACTCGAGCATCGATTGGGGTTCCGTCATCATCATCTGCATCCAGGATGTACAGCCCGTCCGGGCCGGTTGCCAGCACGTCCTCGCCCACCTGGGCCAGGCTCTCGAAGTCGCAGCCCGTCCACGTGGACACGGCAGTGCTCTCAGTACCTAGCACCAGGTGCTGAGTACTTGGATCCCTCATCAGGACTCTATCGCTCCATTGAGCGCGACTATCAAGAGTAAGCGATCCATTGAGAATGGTATCAGCCGACGAGCGCAGCGTGGCCAGGCTGACGAGCAGATCGTCCGGGCGTTGCGTGGAGAAGTCGTCGGAGGCAGTGATGAGCCCGCGAGAGGCCTCGTCGACCAGGACCGTGCGCAGCGCGAAGTCCCGGTCGGTGGCCCGGAGGGTATCAGTGAGGGTGAGGTCCTTGAACACGAAGGCCGCGTCGCTGACGCGACGGGCCGATTCGTGGGACAAGCTGACAATGGCCTGCAGGACTTCCGACGCCGAGGCGCGAGCCCGGTCGGTGGCGATCACCGGGGGCTGCGTCATGACGAGGGCGTCTGAAGCGCGGGCCTGCTCGACGGCGAGAACCGAGGAGCTGAAGAGGAAGGTGTCACGCACCCGAGCGCGCGATCCGGCCGTGACGATGCTGGCGACGGAGTGGTTTGCCGACGCCGCTATCCTCGCCACCGACACGATGACGGGACTGTCCGACACTGCAGCCTCGTCGCTCACGCGAGCACGATCAGAGGCATCCAGGACATAACCCAGGATAACACGGTCGCCGAGCGTCGTCACGTCGACGGCTTGGGCCTCGTTGATCACGAAGGCCATGCTGATGATCCGGGCGGAGTTCTCCTGCACGGTGCACTGCTCGCTCATTCGATGACTCCGATGTAGGTAGGGATGCGGGCGCGCTGCGGGACGGCGAAGGGTGTGGCGCCCTCAGACCTGCCCTCCAGGAAGCCCATGCTGTAGGTGACGCGGTGGCCAAGCGTCGAGTATGACCACTGCATGCCCTGGATGGTACCCATCTCGCTCGGCGACGGCACCATGGCGTAGGTCATGTCGTTCCAGCCGATGGGCATGGACTGGATGCCGTGGATGGTGTCGAGCACGACGTTGACCGTACCCTTGAAGTCGGTGCCGCTGTCGGTCGAGCGCTGGTACTGCTCGACACGGATGCGGTTGCCCTGCTGGTTGTAGCGGTCAACGCTCGCGCACATGCCCGGCAGCGGGCCGCCCTCAGCGTAGCGGCTGCAGTCGTGCTCGCTGTAGTTGTCGACGATCTCGACGATGCGGCTGTCCGAGTGCTTGCCGCCGCACGTCATGATGGGGCCGGGGCGGTCCGGGTCCCAACGCGGCCACTGTCGCCACGTGATGCCGTACTTGGGCGACAGCACATTGGTCGCCGACGAGGACTCCATGGTGCGCTTACCCGCCTGCCACCAGTGACCTTGGTAGAAGCAGTAGCCGTTGCGCACGCCGTCGGGCACGATGAGCTGACTGCCTCGCGTCTCGAAGCCACCGCTCGTCTCCTTGGTCACGCGCTGGAAGACCTTGGCGACGCTGATCGCGCCCCACGCGGGCTGCACCGGATTGTGGCCATGGCTGGGAGGATCCCAGCCGACGGGCTTGGCCGTCATGGTGCCCTCGACGAAGGACTCCTTGGCGACCTCGCGGAAGTCCAGGTCGTTGGTGTGGACCATGGGCGGCAGGCCGGTGCTACCGGTGTAGCGTGCCCACGACCACGTGCCGGAGAGGAAGCACTCCTCACCCTCGCGCTCATCGAAGCCCTCGGTGGTGCTCTTGCTGCGCTGGTCGTTGAAGAACCAGCCGATCTTGATGTCGTCGTTGATGAACGCAGCGAAGACGGGGGCGTTCATGCGCATCAGCGGCAGCGTGCCCATGCGTTGGGGCAGCGCGATGTGCGTCATCAGCCCGTCGAGCGCCGGCTCGTGATACTTCACCGGGATGCCCCGCTTGTGACTGAAGAGCCGCCCCTCGTACATCATGCGGATCGTGGCACTGCCATGGGCGATGGGCTCACCGGGCTGGCGCTCGCGCCGCAGGTTGCCGATGCGGATGCGGATCTGCCAGCACTGACTGCGCTGGTACGGGTGGTCATCGTCGTAGCGGTAGCCCACGTTGACCGCCATGTTGCCGCGGCTGTTGAAGCTCCAGCCGCAGTTGGAGCTGAAGCCGCTGAGCGCGTAGAAGGGCGCCACCTGCTCGGGCGTGAGCAGCTGCAGCGCCGTGCCCTCGTCCACCCGCTTGTCGATCTCCGCCTTGCTGGGCATGGGCTCGCCCGAGGGCACGCCGCCCAGCTCCTCGACGATCCTGGCCACGGCCTGGTACTGGCTGTTGCGGTACCGCTCAGCGTAGCCGTCAGCGGTGGTGCCGCGCACCATCGGCAGAGGGATGGCGCACAGCCCTTTGCCTGAGCTGATCTCGAGGAGCCACCGCGTGCCATCGCCCGCCGTGTAGACACCGTGCGTGCGGTTGAACTTGTAGTCGTAGAGGATCTGGACGCCCTTGGCGGCGACCTTCTTCATGTAGTCGGAGGGCTTCTCCAGTTCCGCGTCCGACTGCGCGAAGATGGCCGGGTCCACCCGGCCGAAGCCCAGCAGCGCCTGCACCACCTTACCCATGGCGCCCGAGTAGAGGCTCGAGCGCGCCCGCTGGTACTGGGTCAGCACGATGCGCGACGGGGGCTTCGGCTTCCACTCCTCGAACCCGTCCGGCACCTCGACGGCCAGGCGCGCGCTGCGCTGCAGGCCGGGGCGCATCTGCACGTGCTCGGCGTACCGCTCCGTCGGCGACCACTCCACGAGGTAGTGGCGCTCCTTGCGCTCGCCGTTGGCGTCGGTGTATTCCTCGGACAGCAGGCGCCCGTCCCACACCGCGCCCGACATGATGTCCAGCTCTGGCTCGCCCTCGCCCGTCGTGGGCTTGTAGGGCGGCGGGGCTTCAGGTGTGCCGGCGCTGATGATCACGCCCTGCGTGCTGCCAGCCACGACCGCGTACAAGAAGTCGTCCGGGGTCGGGTTGGCGTGCAGGGAGAACGTCGGCACACCTGAAGTCTCGCAGAAGGCCCTTACACGAGAAAGGAGCTGCAGCGCTTGAGGCAGCAGCTCCTGTGCTCGGGTCACGTCCCCGTCCAGCCGGACGGAGACGTTTGGCGCGGGGGAGTGGCTCACGCCGTCACCAGCTGCACCCGGTAGCCCATGCTCAGCACGTCGCCGTTGTAGAGCGTGCGCGGCTGGTTGAACTTCGTCGCCGACATGATCTTGCCGGTCACGGCGCCCTTGGTGGGCTCGCTCAGCATGGCCACGCCGTGGATCGTCACGGTGCTCTGGGTGGCGAAGGTGAACGTGGCCTTGTCCTGCAGGTTGTCGATCGACACACCCGTCACCGCGCCCGGCTTCCACTGGGGCCGCGTGCTCTCGGTGTAGCCCTCGGTGTTGGACACCAGCTCGCCAGCAGCAGCCACGAAGTTGGCCGCGGTCAGCGTGGCCGTCGGGGTGTAGTTGCTGGTGTAGGGGGCCAGGTACCACTTGGTGATGGCGGTGCCGCCGGCCAGGCCGGTCAGCAGCAGGTACGCCATGCCCTCGTCGGGCAGCAGGTTGTGGTCCACCACCTCGTCTTCACCGTTGACGCTGTGGAAGTAGGTGCCCTGCAGGAAGGCCTTGGCCTCGGGGAAGTACAGGCCGCTGCCCGTCTTCTCGAACTTGTTTGCTTCGACGGCGCGCACGAACTCACGTGCGTACTTTGCCAGTTCAGGCATGATCACCTCACGGAAGGAGTTGAGAGTCCTCGGCGGACCCTACCGCCGAAAGCCCTGATTTTACAAGAGAAACGACCTGCTTGACACCGTCGCGCATGACGAACGAGCTGCGCCCTGCACCGCGCGCGACGCGCAGGCGATCGGCCTGCAGCGGCACCACGTCACCCCCAGCCTTGCCCGCCCGGTAGCCCTCGGCTGTCAGCCACACCACCACCGGCACGTTGCTCTCCACGACCTGCATGTTGAACGCCGTGGCCTCCACCAACACGCCGCTGCGCTCCAGCGCCACCGCGCTGTTCACAAGCCGCGGCTGCAGGTCGCCGGCATCGCGCCCAGCCAGGAACCACACACCCCGCTGGTCGCCCACGTAGACCCCGTCATGCACCGCCATCAGCAGCGTGATGCGCCCCGTCATCTCGATGTAGCCATGGGCCGGCGAGTTCAAGTGCGGGCGCATGGCTTCGGAGAACCAGAGCGTGGACCCGTCAGCCACGTAGAGGCGACCGGCATGGCCCGCCACCAGCTGCCCGCCCGGCATGGGGCGCAGCTGCCGCGTGACAAGCTCGCCACCCTTGGCGCACTCGGCCACGGTGTAGATGGGCAGGCCTGACGGCGCCTCGATGGCCTGGTGCAGCACCTCGCCGTTGGCGTCGGTGACGTAGACGCGCACGGTCGGCATGTCCGTCACGATGCCCTCGACACTGATGCCACCCTGCGTGACCTCGATGAACTCGACAGGGCTGGCAGGCCCTTCTTCGCCCCGGTCATCCACGGCAGTGACACTCACCCCGTACCGGCCCGCAGGCAGGCTGCCGGGCGATTCTCTAAGCACTTCGTACCAGGTACTGGGTACTCCGACTGCCCGACCGTTGGAGCGATCCGTCGGCAGCCAGCCGAGGCCCCGCCGGTGCACCCAGTAGGTGGCGCCGTTGTACTCGCAGTAGGTGATCGGCTCAGAGGTGGGGAGCGTGGCGATGGGGAAGAGCTGGCGCCCGGCGCCGATCGCACACACCTCGTTGCCCCGGCAGACGAAGACGATGCCCGTCACGGGGTTGCGCCAGAGGGAGTGGAAGTCCCCGGCCTCGAGCAGGCGAAAGCCTGCCCGCCGCTTGAACGCCCCGTCGGGGGCGATGTCCACGTTGTCAGCGCGCCGCACGGTGCCCGCCTTCATGCGGGTCTCGTGGGTCACGTTGTCGATGCCGAGCTTCGGCAGAGGGAAGGGTGTCGTTCGGCTCATCGCTGGATGACGCGCGGGGCGCCGATGTACTGAGGTGAGGGGAGCGTGACCGCCGGCAGCACCAGCAGGTCGCAGTTGAACGGGTTGCTGACCGCGTGGCTGTCGGAGGCGAAGGCGCAGATGCCGGGGGGCTGCAGGTGCAGGGCGACGGCCGGACGGCCGATGTGCTGCGTGAGCGCGCCAGCGGGGCGCACGCGCCGGGCCAGTGTAGCAGACGGCTCGGAGGTGGGCGGGATACCGATGGCCTGCGCCGTGCCGGGGATGACCTGGCGCACGTCGCCGAAGAGGGTGTCTCCAAAGCCCTGGGCGGTCAGGTAGATGCGGCCACGGACGGTGGGTGGAGGTGGTGGCATGCTGCCGATGCCGTAGGTACGGATGCCGCGGTCGATCGGATCCACCGACGGGAAGCCGAAGGCGCTGCTCTCTTGCCCCCAGGGGCGCAGGGCGTCCGCCGGGGGATCGAGGCGCGTCACCTGCATCGGGCGAACGAAGTCCTCGAAGTTCTCGTCCTCGAGCGAGCAGCTGATCCACCCCTCGGGTTGCAGGTAGCGGATCCAGTTCTGGACGATGTGACCACCGATGGCAGCCGAGTCGAAGCCGCCGAAGTCGTGGAAGGTGCGCGGCCAGCCGAGGGTCGGTGTGCCGAAGGGGTTCAGCGAGCCAGGGAGCTGAGGGTTGCCGGTGTGACTGATGCCGCGCGGGTAGATCGTTCGGTTCTGGTTCTCGACCGTGTGGCTACCGAACCCCAGCGTGTCGAAGCCCTCCGGCTGGGCGCCGGGCTGCTGCGGAGCGACGTGCTGCCAGACCTCATGCTCGCCGAAGACCTGCTCGTTGGCGATGCCGTCGTGGTAGTCCCACTTCTCCAGCTCGACATAGTGGGTGCCGCCGCCGACTGTGGGGAAGCCCTCACGCCACGAGAAGAAGCCCTTCGAGGTGATCCCGCGCGCGGCGTTCTCGATGAAGTGACGGCCGAAGTAGCGCTTGTTGCCGACGCGCCCGAAGTCGTGGTGGGTGGGGTCTTCCGGAGTACCGGCGCCAGCCAGTATGCGGCGGTGGCGGTGGGCCACGTCGGCAAGACCGAACCAGGGGAAGGAGGACTGACCGTCCCAGCCGCGGCCAGGCGGGTCGTCGGCCCAACGCTCGGGGGTGCCGCGGCCGACCGGAGAACCCCTGTCCTCTGGTTCAGTCTCGAACGGCCAGGCGTCGCCGGTGGGGGCCCAGATGTAGAAGGGGGACAGGCGAGGCTTACCGAAGGGGGCTTTCTCGCGGGTGACCGGGCGAGGGAAGATCGTGCGCGTGCGTGTGAGCGACGGCACCCCGAAGGTGGAGTCCTCGGTGATGGTCTTCGGGAAGAGCTGGTTGGCAGTGACGCGGTGCCGACCGAAGCTCGGTGGGTCAATCGGCTCCGGGTGGAGGTACTGCGTGGGCAGCAGGGGGTGGCCCATGAGCAGGCTGTCCCAGCCGAAGCCGACCTGCTCGTACCCGCCGTCGGGCTTGCGCTTGAACAGGTCGATGTGCTGCAGGTGGGGCCCCAGCGGGGCGCGCTGCTGCACCGTCGTGAAGCGGTCGAACTTGAGCGAGTGCCAGCCCTTCAGGTTGACCCAGGTGCGGGAGTCGCGCACCAGCGGCTCGAACCACAGCTCCTGTTGCCAGCCCTTCGGGTAGACGTAGCTGTCGCGCCGGCGGACCTTGTGCGCCCCCATCTCGTGCGACACCCAGCCCTCGGGGTCGGCGAAGCTGTCGCGCAGCCGGATGTGGGGGAAGCCGTAGGTCGAGCTGACCGAGTGCTGGCGAGGAATGATCCGATCGCGGTGCAGGCGCAGCGATGGCGTGCCGGCCTCGCCGGTGCGGACCGGCTTGGGGGTGACCGGGTGCGGATTGAGGCGAACGTCCGTGTTCGGGCCGACGCGCACGAAGTCATCGATGGCCCGGTGGAACTGCACGATAGTTCGCACGCCATGGCTCACCCAGTGCTCCGGGATCTCAGGCGCGGCGATCGGCGGGATGAAGCGGATGTGCTGTGCTGCGTCCTTCACCCGATGCCGACCATACGCCGGATCCGTGAAGCCCTTCGGGGCGACGGTCCAGGCGAGGTTGCCGACCGAGGTCCAGCGGTTGAACTGATCCTGCTGTTGCCAGCCGGTGGGGTGCACGTAGCGCACACGGTGCCCCACATGCTGCTCGGGGAAGTCGAGGGAGTCCCAGCCGACGGGCTTGGTCTGGTCGCCGGTGCGTGTCAGGCGATGGTAGCCCCAGCGCTCCGAGCGCCAACTGGCCGGGCGCAGGAGGAAGTTCTTCGGGTAGACACGGTGCTTGTCCGACACCACGCTCTCTTCCAGCGCATCCTGCTCGTGGTAGGGGGCGATCGTCTGGTTGCGCAGGCGCAGCGCGTGCTCGCCTACGAGCCCCATCTCGATGCCCTTGTAGTGAACATCGATGACCTGGAACTCATTGACGAGCCGTGGCTGGCCGTAGCGCGTACCGCTGAAGCTCTCCGGCTGCAGCAGCCGCCCGGGCCAGAAGCGTGGCTTGCCCACAGCGCTCGTCGGCTCCCAGACGGGGCGGATCTCGCGCGGTAGGTTGACGTGGTGGTCGCCGACGAGTGAGCCAGCGATGATCGGCACTGGTTGGATCGTGCCGGGGCGCTTCAGGGCGGGCTGGCCGAAGGCAAGCGAGACCTTGCCCTCAACGCGGATGTACTGCACGTCGTAGGCGATTGCAGGCTTACCGGCGACGCCGTCTCCCCACCCTTCAGGTTTGACCCACTGGTCGCGGTACTTGACTTCCGCACGCTTGCTGACGGACGGCTTGTTCTCGAACCCGGAAGCCAGCACGAAGGTGTGGAAGCGCCAGACGTGTGTGCGGAAGCTGTAGTCGCTCGCCCACCAGCTCGCCGGGCGGAGCCACTGCGTCTTCTGCGTGACCTGTTGCTCGTGGCCAAACGCTGTATGCGCCTCGCCCTCCACGGTGATGTACTGACGCCCCAGCCACACCCGCGCGTCCGGGCTCACATAGGAGCTGGCGTAACCGAGGCCGAAGTCCTTCAGCGTCTCTTGCCGGTTCCGGATCTTCGTCCGGTGCATGACCGGGGTGAGTGAGTCCCAACCTGCCGGCTGCAGGTATTGACGCGGCTGTTTGCCGTCGATCCTAGGCTCGCCATAGTCAGAGAAGACCGTGCCGGACGGGCCGAGCGTCTGCGTGCCCTCGATGCGCAGGGAGGGGCGCGGGATCGTCCAGGTGTTCCCCAGTGACACGAAGGTCAGGTGTTGCGGCGGCGCGCCGCGCTTCACCTCGTGCTCTCCTACCACCCCGGGCGGGATGGATTCCGTCGGGAACCATTGCCCGTTCAAGTGGAACCAAGGGAATCCGGCCTCACCCCCGAACGCAGGGAGCGGCCCGACCTTGTGCAGGCGCTTAACAGTATGAGCACCGACTTGCCCGGCCGGTACCGGATCAGGTTGAAGCTCGTTGGGTAGGCGGGGCCGCCTCCGCTTTAGCTCAGGGTCGCCGAACTTCCGCAGCCCAAGGTCGCCGCCAGTGAAGCCGGTGATGTGCTGCAGCCAGTGCGTAAAGTGGTGGAGCCCAAACCCGCGGTACTCAACAAGATTGCCGGAGCGTGGGTTGCCAGAGAACGGCCGGTACGTACCGATGTCGGTGCCGACGGGGTACACGAACGAGTGCTTGTTGGAGATGATCACCCGCGTACCATACTCAGCACTGTCCCACCCCTTCTCCTTGGCGTCCTGCGCCACGTTGCGCACCTCGTGCTGACCGAAGTGCTGTTCGTTCTGCAGTGGGGACTGATAGACGAAGAACTTGCCCGGGACGACCTTGTGCCGGCCGACGACCTCAACTTGCCAGCCAAACGGGCGCACGTATGCAGAGCCGGAGCGCACGACAGGCCTGCCGTACTGTGTCTCCCGCACGATGGCCACACCCGCGACGCGCGTCAACTCGGAGGTCTGACACTCAAGGATGAGCCCGTACCCCAAGGGCGCGGTGTACTTGCCCTTGGCGCACTCGAGCTGAAGGTTGTAGCCGCTGGGCGGCGTGTAGCGGACGGGGGTGGCCATCCGCTGATTATACCGGGCGCGGAACCGCCTTTACGCGGTCGTAGATGACTGCGTTCTGCGCCCCATCGCTCGGATAGGAGACGACGACGTACTCCTTCCCAGGCACAAGCCCGTCGACCTTGTAGACCCCGTCAGCTCCTGACTGCGCCGACCCCACCAAGCGGTGGTTGTCACCGTCGAGGATCTCCACCAGTCGGCGTGTCGGCACCCCGTTGCAGAGCGTCGTGCCGAAGATCACGCCTCCTACCTCTGAACCACCCCCGCACAGGATTGGCGCTACCACCATCGGCCGCGGCGGTTGCGGCGGGGTGTAGGGGAAGAGCATCGGGGACACGATCGGCGCCGCCAGCATCACTGGAAGCTCCAGCGGTGGTTTGGTCATGTCGAACACGAACGACTCTTCCTCTGTCCCGGCCGGCACATCCATGAAGTAGAGTGGTCGCAGCTCCGCAAGCTCTGGCCCGCCCCAGATCTCCAGTCGCGCCAGTCGTTTACCCCGGTTCCGCCGCCGCCCCCGCATCTCTGCGAACCCACGAGCAGTCGGAAACTCCACCCACGCGACACCTGCATCGGCGCCACCTGGGTAGAAGTACCCCTGCTGTCCGGACCACTGCGTAGGCTGCGTAGCCGCAGCGCCGCCGGAGGTGTGGGCAAACACGAGATCGGATAGGCGCGGGATGCGGTCACCCCGCAGTACCCACACCCGCTTCTCTGTCAGCGCCATGGGCCGGTGATGTCAAAGAACCAGCGGTGAGCCCCGTAGGAACCCGTAACGACAGGGAGGAAGGCGTGCCCGTCCATCCCCGGGATGCCCGTCATCACCTGCCCGGCCGGGTAGCGCGACCCGCGGTACAACCCTGGCCACTGCCCCCACAGACTACCAGACGAACTCACATACGTCGGGGAGATGACGAACCCATTCTGAACCGCAAGCGGGAAGTCAGCGTCACTGCTTGATGGCTCGGCACCCCAAACCTCAACACCCTGACCGCCGAGCTGGAAGGATCCTCTAGCATCCCGCGATCCAACCGCCGTAGGAGAATTCACGCTCTTCCCGAGGAGCCATCCGAAATCCAGCCTGTTGGTCCAACCGCCATTGCCGGTATAAGTGGTTCGGGAAAACACCGAATGCCCTGGATTCGCTGGGTTTGTCACGAGGAACTTCCCGAAAGCGCCGAGGTAGAAATCGTAGTTCGAGAACGCGGTGTCCCGCGGGTGCAGCGAAACACCCCCAGTACCGTGCAGGGTGTAGAACAGCTGGTCGTCCCCGATCACCGCCCAAGCCGAGGAAGCATAGCCGAGCCCACCCCACCAGCTCTCCGACTGCGTCGAAGAGATCGACCTGTACCACTCGTTCACCGGCTGCCCGTTGCCCCACCCCTCAGCCCCACGGAGTTCGATCAGTCGATCGCCCCGCTTCAGGAACTGGAAGTAGTACTGCCCGCCCGGCGCCTTGGAGTGGAGCACCAGCACCGTCTCGTTCTCATAGGTGATCTCCCACCCGACCGGCGCCTGCTTCACCTTCATCGTGCCTGTCGTGGTGGGCGGCAGCCTGCTGTCCACGCTGCACGTCACCTCTTGCCCTCTCACCCGCAGCACGCGCATGTCTACGTTGAACCGCGCGTCTGCTGCACCGGACAGGGATAGCACCTGCCACTGCTCGAAGCCGTGGTTGTCCGGAAGCGTGAGCGTCAGTTCCCCCGTCTGATGGGCCACGCGGGTGACGTTCACCTCGTTGAAACCATTGATGAAGACACCCTTGATCCATGCGACAAAGGTGGCCCAATCGCTCGGAGCAGGGGGTACCCCCTTGTCCGAGCTGCGGATGAACTTGACGCTCGCGCTGATCACAGTTTGAAGATCTTGTTGTTGCCGTTGTCCCAGGTGACGATGATGTCACCGCCGTTCGGCACGATGGGCAGCCCCGTCGCCGTGTCGATCCACGCGATCAGGTTGCCGTTGGTCTCCGGCACACCCTGCTTGTAGATCAGCAGCGCCTCGACGGAGTCGCCTGACACAGACTGGAACGTCACGTCGTCGGCATCGGCGGCACCGCCGTCGGTCTTCTTGTTTGTCAGCTGGACCGGCGAACCCACGACGGCAGCCTGGTACGTGCCGTACTGGGTGTGCGCGGCCAGGTTGACCGAGATCTTGCCGGCGTCGATCAGCGCGACGTAGATCGGGTCGGTTTTCCAGTTCAGGCCGCCTTCCAGAAACAGCTGGCGGGCAGAGTCAAACAGTGCATTTGCCATTTTATGGCTCCTCTATCGAATCGGGTGATCCCTCGCCCACCCATTGGCGAATTCTATCAATCTTTCGAGCGCATTGGCGAAGCGCCGTGCGCTGCGCGTGGAGTGCCTCAACCAGGTCTCGATTGACCACCACCGGGTTGACCCGCGGCACCTCGCACGGCTGGATCAGACTTTCCGGTGGCAGCACCCTTATTTGCCTGATCTCGACCCGCGGCGGCTCGTGCAGCGCACGACCCGTCGAGCAGGCAGCCAAGCTCAGGAGGCACAGGCTGGTCGAGATAACTACGAACTGCGACATTTTTTCTCTCCAGCTCCTTCAGCTTGCGTTGGGTTGATCGGTCAAGTTTGGCGAGCTGCTCGAAGTCCTTGATGAGCCCGGCTGTCGCCGCCGCGTCTCTCAGGCGGGCCTCGGACAGCTCCGCGATGGTCTGTGTCTGGGCAGCGTTCGTGGCCTCGTTCTGCGTGATCCTGTACCGCAGATCGTTCAGCATCTGCTTCTGGGCCTTGGTCTCCATCCACAGCGTGACACAGCTCGCCACCGCCGCCACCAGCAGCGCCAAGAGCACGTACTCGACGAACAGGCGCGCTTTGCCAGTGATGAAGCGGATCGAAGTACCCAGTACCGGGTACTTGGACAGGGTTGCGATCATTCGTTCTCCTCGTTGCGGGGGGACTTTCTGATGCCAAGCTTGTCGTAGACGAACTGTTCCAGCACGCTCACGCTCGCATTGGCGCCAAGCCACCCTGCCAGCCCAACGATAACCCCCGTCCACTGATCCGAGAGGTGCATCTCCTCACAGACCAGCTTGAACAGGAGCCCCACGAAGCCCGCAGCGCAGACTTCCAACATCGTGCGCCACGCGGTGGGGCGAGCCCCCTCGTTCGCGGTGCGCAGCATGTATCCGATCCCGCCCGCCACGGCGGACACGCTGACGTAGGCCAGCGTCTTGCCCCACCATGTCGCCCAGAAGAAGTCGACCCACGTCATCACCAGACCTCGGTGCAGGCATACAGCCTGCCTTCCTGCAGCTTCGCTGCGACGCGATGCGTTGCCTCGGCCTTCGTGACGATGCCATCACGGTTCAGGTCCAGACCTTGGTTCTGGCTGTAGGCGATGCCGTGGTCAAAGAGCGATGCGGCATCGGGGGCGCCGATCATCCGAGGCAGCAGGATCGCCATGTACATGTCCGACAGGGAGCGAACGCGCTTGGCGAAGGGGCGGAAGTACTTCTCGACCCACACGAGCTGTTCCTCAGCCGTCATGGCGGCGAGCGCAGTGTCGGTAGTCCCGAGAGCTGTCGCGGTGGCGGGCATGAACTGGATCAGGCCCACCGCTTTGCTGCCCGCTGCATTGCGGACGTTCGGGCGGAAGGTGCCGCCGGACTCAAACGCCATGCAGGCCATGATCCACGAGGCGTGCTCGTGGGTCCAGCCGAAGCGCTTGCACATGTCGACGACACGGGTACGGAACTCGGGGCTGACTTTGTTGCCCCAGGACAGCAGGATCTTCATAGGCCTCCATAGGCGACGGTACGGGGTTTGTGCTCCCGGCGCCCCTGCTCGGTGCGGACCCTGTCGCAGTAGGCTGCGAAGGCGGCTTGGAACTCTTCCGCCTTGCCCTTGTCGTAGGTTTCCGCGTCTTGCTTGGAGTAGGCCAGGGCCTTCATCCAATCAAGCAGGTGGAGATGGTGCTGCCTGTCGATCTCGAGTTGGGACTCGGGACCGGTCACTTCCTCCAGGGGGAGGCGCAGCACGTGCAGGTTCAGCTCACCATCTTCACGCGGGATGTCCCGCAGGAACATGGAGTACTGGTCATCACCGATCACCACGGCGTGGACCTCGCCTTCGCGGGGCGTGGGGCGCCGGGTGCCGAACTGGATGTCTTCGTCGTTCACGATCTCGACCGGGCACCGATCGTCCCGGGTGACGCGCCGCAGCTTCAGGATGCGGCGGTCGTAATCGACAAAGGCATCCCCCGCATCGTACTCGACGGTGCAGAGGTCGGAAGTGGAGTCGGGGATGCCCCCAGTCAGCCGGCAGAACTGCTCCTGCGCGTCGTTCATGTAGGCCCACACCTCCACCTCAGACCACAGGTAGGGGTAGGCCTCATCACGGACGTGCGCGCGGAACAGGTCGTGCAGCTGCTGGGGAGTCATCTCACTCGGCCTTCTTCGATTTCTTGCCAGCCTCGACCGGCTCTGCCGGGGGCTCTGCATCGACGCAACCGACTGCGCGGCATTCGCGCTCGGCTACATCTGGGACATGGACGGGCACGTCCGGTTCAAACGTGCCGCTCCAGCCGTAGATCGTGCTGACAACGACGTTGCCAGGGTGCGAGAGCCAAGCCATCATACACCCCCGAGGTTGTAGTCCGCACGGTCACGGACTGCAAATTGCAGACTGACAATGATCTGACCGGCGGTGATCTTCGTCGCGGTCAGGGTGAACTGCACCGGGGTGTCCTCGAAGAACACGCCAGCACCGGCGATCGGGCGGTTGCCGGTGGACTTGATGTCGTCGCCGTTGTAGATGGCCGTGTTGGTCTTCGGCTCGAACAGCTTGAGCGAGACCTTGGCCGCCGTGTCGGTGATGGCCGTGGTCGTGACCACGCCGCCACCCAGGATGCGGGCGCCGCGCGGCAGCTTGACCAGGGGGACACCGGTGATGGGCGTGCCTTCAGCGATGGGCTTCTGGACGCCGGTGGCGGGGTCGGTGTAGGTGTCTTTCGTCAGATCGATGGGGATCTCGACGGTCAGCACCTCTTGTGCGGTACGCACGGAAGCGATGTTCGCCATGTTGACTCTCTCGAGTGGATCAGCCCCGGGTGGGAGCTGCGGTTGAGAAGCCAGCCGAATCGAGGCGTAATTGCCGAAAGAGGTGCGGCTGGGGATGCTGGATGTTACCACGTAGGGCGAATAGGGCGCCAACCCGTAGGCCACGGAAGAGCCGAAAGTGTTCGCGGAATCAATGCCTTGCACGCCAAGGGTGCGCGGCCCAGCCCGGCCCTGGGTGAGTTTGAGGCGCCCGATCTCCAGCCGCGAGGCAATGCCGAGCGGGGAGATCGTCTTCGGAACAGGACGGCGACCAGTGACAGCAGGGCCGCCGACCATGACGACCGAGGTGATGCTGCTGACGCCGATGACGGCTCCGCTCGAAGAGACCGCCGGGGGACCGACCTCGAAGGTCGGCGCGAGGCCGGCAGGAGCGATAGTCACAGCGCCGGCACTCAGCCGTGCAGTTCCGAAGATTGGATCGTTTGCAGCACCGGTGGGAGCCACAACCGCGCCGCCGGTGGTCAGGAGGGGCGCACCCAGAGTGGCGCCGTCAAAGCCTGACACGCCGATGGTAGCACTGCCGGCGCTCAGCCGGTTGTAGCCGAAGCCCACGGTTGGCGCGAGCCCGACAGGGTTGATGGTCACGCTGCCGGCACCCAGCCGGCTGTTGCCGAAGCCCGCGGTGGACGCGAGCCCGGCAGGGTTGATGGTCACACTGCCGGCGCCCAGCCGGGGTGAACCCACAGCACTGTCCGGGGCACGCCCGCCAGGGCGCACAGTCACCGCGCCGGCCTTCAGCCGGGTGGCGCCGAAGTCCACAGTCGAGGCGCGGCTGCCGGGGCGGATCGTCTGCGCCTGCGCCTGCGGCAGGGGGTCGGTCTGCAGCAGCTCTACGACATACCCGCCTTCAGGCGCCCAGCGGAGGTCGCGCGGGTTGTCGACCGTCATGAAGAGCTGCACCGTGCGGGTATGCCCGGCGCGCCATGACGGCATCAGGATCGTCTCTTCCGCCTGGGTGAACTGGGCAGTGCCGATCTCAGTCAGGCGGGTGTCTGCGGCGCGCACCACGTTGTTGAGGTACTCCCCAACGTAGAAGCGCAAGGTAATCGGGGTGGTGCTGACGCGCGGGGGCGTCCGGATGCGGATGTGCTCGTTGGTCTGGAGGAAGCCTCCAGCCACGTAGCCAATGCGCACAGCGAAGCCGCCCATCTCCAGCAGCTGCCAGAGAGGGGCGGCGGGGGTGTCTTGGGAGCCAGACCACGGCTCCCCTAGATTGATCGCGTTCGGTACGAGCGACATGCGCGGTAGACCCCCTCACCTCGTTGGATTCAAGATGAGGGGTAGTCTATCACTGGGCCGTGTAAACCGAGATCACACCGAAGTCCTGCTTGGTGTTGTTGCTGTACATCGAGTTGAACTGCGGCTTCAGGAAGCCAAGGATCTTGTCCGTGGCGATGCCGACCTGGTTGTCGTAGTCGAACTCTTTCTCGATCCAGCCAGGGTTGCCCAGGTCGGCCATGGCCAGCGCTTGGGAGCCGCAGAACAGGATCTGGCAGCCGTCCACGTTGCCAGCAGCGCCCCACTTCTGACCAGCAGCGGCGCCGGAGGTGTTGTAGACGTTGCGGTACTCGTGGAAGACGATGCCGTCGATCATCACGCTCGAGCCGGTGAACAGCGGGTTGCTACCGCTGCGGACCTGGGCGTTGCGGACGTTCTGCATGAACAGCGGGTCCAGCTTCAGACGCATCATGGCCTGCGGGGTCAGGAAGGCGTGGTAGGTCTCCTCGCCACCGTTGCCCTTCAGGCCGCGCATGTACTGGTCCTTGGCGTAGGCCTTCAGCTGCACGAACAGGTCCCACGTCGGGGTGTCAGCCGCCATCACCTGCGAGGTGGTTCCACCCACGACCAGCCGCTTGTTGGCAGCGTCATAGCGAGCACGGCGGGCATCGGTCGGGGCCGACACGTCAGCGGCGAACTCCAGCTGCGACAGGTCCGAACGACCGCGCGGGGCGCCGTTGTTCTTCATGTTGTAGGACACGCCCGACAGGGTCAGGAAGGCCATCTGGTCCATGCGCTCGGCCAGCCAGTAGGCCAGCTGGTCGCGGGCGTTGCTGCGGAAGTTGACGGTGGACTTCTGGTCAGCCATGCGACCTTCCAGGCGGACAGCGTGACGCAGCTGGTCGATGCGGATCACCTGGTCGAAGGAGCGCATGGCTTCTTCGTTGCCTTCCAGGTTGCGGTCGCCAGCGACGCCGTCACCTTCCAGGTCAGTCAGCAGGGTGATGACGGCCCGCGCGCCCTTCTCGGACTTCTTCAGCTCGTCGATCTTCTGGATCATGGAGTTGGAGCCGGTGCCCAGGAACTTGCCGATGAACGACACGTTCCGAGCCGTCTTCCACATGTCCATCGACCAGATGGTTTTTTGCTCGTCGGTCAGCAGACCAAAGTTGGTAAGAGCCATTTGTGGCCTCTCTCAGGGAAGTTGAACAAACACCGGGAACGCCCCGGTCGGCGGACAGGTGGCTCTATCGCTGCCACGAAGCGAATAGGCGAAGCCTATCAAAGACTTACGGCAGGGGCAAGGCTTTGTCACGACGACAACTCTTGCTCCAGCCGGGATTTGTCAAGTACAGGGGGCCGGTAGACCTCGACGATCTTGGTGGGGGCAGGGTCGACCAGCTCTGCGGAGAGCACGACCTCCCGCACCCGGCCCCAGGTCTCGGGTCCGGCCACGTTGATGCCGGACTCCACCAGGCCTTTCAACCACATGATCGCCAGATTAGCGTCCACCGATGGCCCCCATCAGGAGCCCGTCCAGGCCAGGGGAGAGCACGCGCTGGGCCGGCGGCTTCTCCCGGGCAGGCTCGTCCGGGCGGAACTCGTTGTTGAAGAGCCGGTACCGAAGCCCATTCACGACGAGGCAGATGCGACCCGTCTCGTCGCGCAGGAGTCGGCTCTCGACCGGCTTGCCTGCGGCGAGCAGGTCACTGAGGAGTGACCCGAACTCTTGCATCAGAAGTCATCCCCGCGCAGACGCGCAATCGTGGCCTCGTCGAGGCGGTCGAACTGGGCCTGGGTCAGCTTGCCAGGGTTGCCATCCCGCAGCCCGCCCTGATCCGACGGCTTGCCGACGGCGGTGGCGGCCGGGGGCTGGCGCTTGTCAGCGTCGGCGGCACGGGTGCGGGCCTCGACGGCCCGGGCCGGGGTCGTGGGCTTCTCCACCACCACACCGACCACGTACTTGACGGCCTGGGCGAGCGCCTGGGAGCGGGTCCGACCCTTGGCCACCAGCGCCTCCATCAGGTCAGCCACCTCGTTGGCCTTGGCAGCGTCAAATTCCGGAGCGTCAGGGTTCAGCACGGGGTGCTTGCGCTCCACTTCGTCCAGCGCCCGCTCGTAGGAGAGGGTGTCCAGGGTCTGCTTGCGCACGGCCTGGGTCTTGACGGCCACGGAGGCGTCGTTGAACTGGTCACGCAGGGCATCCAGCTCACGGCGGACCTTGCGGGCCTCCTCTTTCATGCCCTCCATGATCAGGTCTTCGTACTTGTCCGACAGCTCCTCGATCTTGGAGCGCATGGCGCCCAGGTCGGCGCCGTACTGACGCTCCTGCTGAGCCCCCTGGAGGCGCTCAATCTCGGCCTGGAGGGCCCTTTCCCGCTCCCGGGCCTTCGTCATGGCCTCGTCGAAGCGGGCTTTCGAGATCCGGATGCGCTTTTTGGCCTCGGCGGCGGCCTCTTCGGCCTCCCGCTGGGCCTTTTCCTCGGCAGTTTCCTCGCCTTCCTTGTCAAGGTCGGCCTCGGCCTCGCTCAGGCTGTCCTTGACCTGCTCCTTTTCGGGCTCGAAATGGTCCCCGCGGTCCTGTTCAGTACTCGGTACTGGGTTCTCAGCTTGCACTTCTTGGTTCTGCTCACTCATTTGGATTGCTCCTGGTCAGACCGGGGTTGGGCCGGGGCGGCCAGCTTGCCGGAGGGGGACTGGGCGTTGTCCCGGGGTTGCGCCCGTTGATGCACTGCCGCGATTCTATCCGATTTGGCTTTTTCTATGGCCTGGTGCTGGGCGATAGCCTGCTGATTCCGGCTCTCCTCGGCCTTGAGCTGGCTGTTCATGGCCAGTTCCTCACGCTTGAGGGCCATCTCCTGGGCCATCTTCTCTCGCTGGAGGGCGATCTCCATCTCCAGCTGCTTGAACTTCAGCTCCATCTCGGCCTGCAGCTTCTGCAGCTCGACCATGGTGGTGTCCTGCTCGGCAGGTTCGCCCATGGCTTCGGTCTGGGCCAGCACCTGCTCGCGCTGGGCGCGGGCCTGGGACAGCTGGCTGTCAGCCTGAGCCTTGGCCACGTCGGCTTCCTTCTGGGCCACCTCGGCTTCCTGCATGCGCTGCTGCAGCTCGGCCTGCTTCTGGGCCTCAGGGCTGTTCGGGTCGCCCTCCATCTCGGTGATGATGTCGGACTTGTCGCGCAGACGGGAGGCCTGGATGATGAACTTGTCCGGGATCTGGATGCCCACCTCGGTCCGCAGCCGGACGGCCTGGTCGAACTGGCTGTCCTCGAAGGTGTCGCGCTCGGGCTCGTTGGTGACGACGATGGCGTACTCACCCAGGGTCAGGTCGTTCAGGATCGTGCCCTCGGGCGTGACCTGGTTGACGACCATCTCCTCGGTGGTGCCCAGCATCTTGTCAGCCGTGATGCGAACGAGACGCTCTTCGGTGTAGTACTCCTGGACCAGGGCCAGCACGGCGCGGGCCAGCAGGTGGTCCGTCCGGTTCATGTTGTCCATGACCTTGGCCATGTTGGCCTGGCCGGACTTCTGGTTGGCCACGACCGACTTGGCGGCCACGTCCTCCCGGGCGAAGCCCTGCATGTAGTCGGACACGCCGGAGATGGCCTTGATGTGCTCCTCAGCCTTGTAGCTGATGCGGTCCAGGCCGGACGGCGTCTGGTTCGGCTGGATCTTGGTGACGTTGTTGACATCGTCCACCTCCAGCACCAGGCCCGTCTGGGCGCCGCGCTGCTCCAGCTCGGCCACCGACATGTTCACCAGGCTGTTGCGGCGCACCAGCCAGCCGCTGTTGGCCGACGTGTTGACCACGTGCAGCTCCTGGGAGCTGACCTTGTTCAGCAGCTCCTGGGGCCCCAGCAGGTTCTCGACGATGCCCACGGTCTGGCCCCGGCGGAAGTACGGGAAGTAGGGCACCACCGTGAAGTGCCGGTACGGCGACCAGTCGTCATGAAGCAGCACGTTGCCGGCGATGACGGTCCAGCGGATGCGCTGCACCAGCTTCCGGGTCGTGGCGATGTTCGGGTTGCGGGTCAGGTAGTCCTGGATCTTGGCGTCGTCCCAGTCGTTGGGGACCAGCCGGCTGTCACCGTTGGTCAGGTCCACGAAGTGGGTGGCCTTGTGGAGCGTCCGGTACTGGCGCTCGATCACGCGGATGTTGCGGCGGATGCGCTCCTGCTCCTCGCCCAGCCCGGTGTGGCCCACGACCGACGGCCCGCCGAAGCGGTCCCGGTTGAAGTCTGCGGCGTCGTAGTCCCAGTCGTTGGTGGCGCCCGTCTGGATGCGCAGAAGCTCAGCGTTGGACTTGCCGTAGAGCATCTCGATCTGGTCGATGGTCATCCACGACGTGGTGATCACGTCCTGCCAGTCGTCCGGGTCGTAGGAGTCGGCGTCGCTGTCGATCAGCACGTTCTTCGGGTTGAGCTGGGTGATCCGCACCTCACCCCGCAGGTTGTCGCTGAAGTCCAGCCGCACATCGAAGAACCCGCGGCTCTGGATCACGCCATCGCAGAACACGTCGGAGCGGACCCAGGGCAGCTGGTTGTTGTCGCTGATCTGCTTGAACACCTTGGTCAGGGCGTCCGCCACCTCGGAGGTGGCCCCGGAGTTGCGCGGGCGGAACGCGATGTCGGTGCGGTTGAAGATCTGCTCGCCCAGCACGTTGGCGATGGTCGAGATGATCTTGTTGATGGTCAGGGCGGGGCGCCGGGCCTGGTTCAGCGCGGCCAGGTCGGCGGAGTCCCACTGGAGGCCCTGGAAGAACTTGTCGCAGCGGTCGGCCTTCTGGATGAACTTCAGGTGGCCATGGTCCCGCAGGTACACGTACCGGTTCCAGACCTCGGAGGTCTTCTCTGTATTGACAGGCATTTCAGGCACTCATGTGGGTTCCAGAGAACGACGGGAGCAGTCGGTCCCGCCAGCTCGGAGGTTTGGGAGGCTCTATTATACGAGGAGGTTCCATAGCCAAAGCCAAATGGGTGGCCCAGGCCATCGAGTCGACCACGTCGTCGTGGACGCCGGCGGGGAAGCGCAGCAGCTCCTGCTCCACCTGGGGGAACCACGTGGCGTTCTTGGGGAACCACAGCTTGCCCTGCTGCATGCGGCCCTGGAGCGGCCGGGCCCGGACCATCTTGTCGGTCAGCGGCTTCATGACCTCGATGGGCAGGAACATCCGACGCTCGCGCATCCGGCGGTCGAGGAACGGCTTGAGGGTCAGCCAGATCTGGCCGTTCTCCACGCCGAGAGTGTACCCGACGGTCGGGTCCACCCCAAAGCGCCCCGCCACGTTGAGCATGGCCTCGACGATCTCGAGCGCGTCGCCCTTCATGCGATGCACGTCCAGCACGAACAAGTCGTCGTCGGGCGTCAACGCCATGGTGGTTCCGACCGTCCAGTCGTTGACCTGCTTCGTCCCGATGGCGAAGTCCCAGGCCGTGAAGATGCGAACGTTGTCCAGCGCAGGCTGATCCGCGAACCGGAAGAACTCCTTCCGGAAGTACAGACCCTCGTCCGGCACCGGGTTCTGCTGGTACAGCGCCGACCAGATCCGCGGCTGCATGTTGGCCCGAACGCGCTTGAGCGCCTCGGTCGAGTACCGGGCCTCGTGCAGGCAGAAGTCGATCGGCCGCAGCAGCGTCAGCCCGGCGTTGTCCGGCTGGCTCAGGTCGAGCGGCGTCGGCGACCGGATGATCGGCCCCGGCACGTCAGGGTTGGAGTCGTCGCGGTACTCCCACTGCTCGGAGATCGCCGGGTACTTCACGATCTCGAACTGGTCGAACTCCGCCCCCTTCCTCATGGCCTGCTGCAGGCGCCCCGCCAGGTCGTCGTCCGACCAGCAGGTCTGGATGACCAGCACGCCACCGCCGGGAGCCAGACGGGTGTAGGCCGTGGACTGGTACCAGTCCCACAGCTTGTCGCGCACCAGCGCCGAGTCCGCCTCCTCCTGGTTCTTGATCGGGTCGTCGATGATCAGCAGGTGAGCACCCTTACCCGTGATACCCCCGCCCACACCGGCCGCCGTGAAGCCGCCGCCGCTCGTGGTCAGCCAGGCCTCGGCCGACTGCGACTGGGGGTCCAGGGCGGTGCCCGGGAAGACACCGGCGTACACCGGGTCCTGGATCAGCCCCCGCACCTTCCTCGAGAAGCCCGTCGGCAGCTCGAGGTTGTACCCCACGTTGATGATCTCGTGGTTGGGGGCATGACCCAGGTGCCACGCCGGGAACCGGATGGACGCCAGCTCGCTCTTGCCCGTCCGCGGCGGGCACATGATCATGAGCCGTGGGCTCTTCTTCTGCCGTACCTGCTCACTGAAGACCTCGAGCCGCCGGCACATGTCGTGGTGGACCCACCCCGGCTCATACGACGGGTGGGTCATCTTGGTGAAGTGGATCAGCCGCCGGCGCGCCAGCACACGGTCGGCGAGCAGCTTCTTGGCCGACGCCGACTTGGACAGCTCCTTGACCTGCTCGTCACTCATCGGTCGCCTCGATCACGTCAGCGTCGACGGCGTCCTCGCTCGCCAGGCGCAGCAGCTCTTCGTCGGACATGGCCGTCATCTTCTGCAGCATGACCTGGCCGTTGACGCTCACCTCGATCTGGGTCTTCGTGGGCTCGTAGTGGCCGCACAGCCGCCCGATCTCCTTCCACCCCGCCACCATGACGGCCGGGTCAGCCTTGAGCTTGGCCGCCTCGATGGCCTCGAGCATGCCGTCTACCACCCGCTTCTTGGACACGCGCGACGCCGCGGCGTACTCCTCCCGCCGCAGCTCGACAGCCCGGCGCACCGCCGCGCCCTTCATCACCATCGTGCCGTTGGAAAACCCCGCCTTGCGGGCGGCGCCCGACAGGCTCATGCCGTCGTCGACGTAGTACCGCACGAACGCCTCCTGCTGGGCGGTCAGCGGCTTGGTCGGCAGCATCTCGTCGAACAGGATCAAGTCCTCAGTCTTCTCCGCCGCCTGCGCCACCTCCTCCTTGAGGCTCGTGAGCAGCGACACACCTTTGCGAGCCATGGTGGCCCCTCCTAAAAGTCCCTAAGTCTACCACCGCAATCGTCATGGTGCCTACGAGCCGATGGTGGGCGGCGGAGCCCGAGAGTGACCACCGTGTCGATCTAAACGACCTCGGGCGCCGGGTGGCTCCTGGACATCTGCGGCGAAGTCAACGCGATCTTCTTCGTACTCGGTACTAAGTTCAGAGTTCTCAGAGGAGAGCGCCTGGCCTTGGCAGGGGTCTGCGCCATGACAGGGGTGGCGGAGTGCCAAGGGCTGTGCCCGGCACCGCTGAGGTGCATGTGGGTGGTGAGGCCCTGATGGACCTGGCCGCTCGCGGCGGCATGACAGGCTGCGCCAGGGGCGCACGCCCCCGAGGGGTAACACACGCTTCGTTTCCAAAATTTGCAGAATTTTTCCGGACAGACGGTACTGTCACGAGGCCGGGGGGTGGTTCGGATTTGATCCTCGTACTTCGTACTAAGTGCTGGGTACTTGGAAGAGAAGAGAGGGGCGATGCCGGGCGGTGGCCAGGCTGGCGCCGGCACGCTGCCGGGGCTCGCCCGTCAGGGCGGCTCCACTAAGGAACTCTCAGTACGAGTCCATTTCGTCCGTTTCGAGCCGGCGCGATCCGGGGGCTCCCCGACTTCAAAATCCCCACCCCCCACTTCGGTTTCGCTTCGCTCAACCTCGTAGTACCCAGTACTTCGTACTGGGTACTGAGATATTGTGCTCGCTGCGCTCGCATGCAGCTCGGCGCCTGCGGCGCCTCGCACCAAGTACTTCGTTCGGAGTGCTGAGTACTGAGGACTAAGACTCGTCAATGAAGTTCTGAGTGCTGGGTGCTACGCACCCTAATTATGTTTGCTCGCTAACGCTCGCCTTGATGCTCGCGCAAGCGCTCGCCTCTTTTCTCGTGTGTTCTCAATCACACTCCTTTGGAGATTGCTATGGACTCGAACAATCCCGTCTTCGTTCTGCTCACCGAGAAATCCACCGACACTGAAACCCTCGGGCCGGTCGGCAGCGCCCTCGCCGTTGGTACGCTGATGCTCAGCGGCTACATCTTCGGCAAGATGGTCGAAGATCCCGTGCGCGACGCACTGGCAGAGCTGCGTGCTCTGCGCGAAGCGCGCAAAGCCGAAGCAGCGCGTCACCTCACCGAAGCTGACGCACGTCGTGACTCTGCCGACTCGGCAGCTCTGTGAGGAGGAGCGACATGGTCACGACCCGCACCTTCGCTCAGCGCTGCACGAAGCTGGCGCTGGAGATCGAGCAACTGCAGCTCTACTACGCGCTGTAACCCTCACGGGCCCGGCCTGCCGGGCCCTCTCTTTCCTCACTGAACTGGAGCACTGACATGGAAATCATCAACTACGCCATCGCTGCACTGATCGCTGTCTTCGTCATCGGGTTCCTGCGTCGCCTGATGACGGCCAAGCCCGCGCCTCGCATCCCGAAGGCACGCCCGCACGTGGAAGAGCGCGCTGGGCAACGCCGCGCTGCAGAACAAGCATGGCGCGACGCACTGTGAACACCCTCAACTCACTGAACAGGAGCATCACCATGAACACGAACTCCGCCCGCCTCGTCTCCACTGAAGAAGCTGTTGCAGGCATGCGTGTTGAGCACCTTCGCTCGGCAGCCCGTGCGTTCGAGGCACTGGGCAGCAAGGAGCTGTCTGAAGACGCACGCAAGCTGCTGACCGCGCTGGACAATGCGATGTATGACACGCCTGCGTTTCAGGCGCTGTACGATCGCGGCATCGTGCTGAGTCGCAAAATCCGCGTCGGCTTGAAGCTGCTGCGCGGGCTGTAAACCGAATAATGCCCCGGATTAATAATTCGGGGCATCTCGATTAATAATTCACTGAACAGGAGTAGCACAATGGATAATCGGACTCTCTTCAAGAGCGGCAGCTTCGTCGACAACCTCGTCATCGACTTCGTGCTGGAGCAACGCACTTTGCCCCGTAATTACAGGCCGATTCTGGAACGGCTCGTGATGCAGGGCAAACTCGAGGAGCGTGAGGCAGCTCGCAGCCTCGGCCTGCCTCGCTTCTGGGTCGGCAAACGCTGAGCGGAGGCCGACATGAACGACACTCTGCTCGAGACCGGCTACGAACAGTGGCAACTGGATAATCTCTGCAGCGACTGCACCGAGTCGCCCGAGGACATCCTGATCCGGCTGGAGACAGCCTTGCTCGACGGCAGCATGACCGAGGATGAGGTCCGCTGCTACCTCCAGGACCTGATGAGCTGACGCATCGAGCCCCTTCGTCAGAGGGGGCTCCGTGAGGCAGCTCGCCTCAACACCAAACCTCAATACACAGGAGTTTCACCATGATCTCGAACGCCGTCTCCTTCGCCCTGTCCCTGAACGACACCACCACCCAGATCGCTGCGCTGAAGGCTCTGGCCAACACCGTCCTCTTCCGCGGTGTGAACGCCGAGCGCGGCGCACTGGCTCTGGAGCGTCGCCTGCAACGCACCGCTGGTGGCACGCTGGATCAGCGCAACCACCTCGACGAGACCTCCCGCTCGGATGAGGACCTGAACAACGACAGCGATGCCACTCGCGCACGCGAGGCACATCGCCGGGCTGAGCAGTTCTTCGACCTGCACAAAGCCCTGGCCGGCATGGCTCTGCTGAACGGTCTGTCGAGCTTCGATCGCGCTGACACGATCGACAGCACGCTGGCCCGCATGCAGAAGAACAGCCTGAAGGTCGATGAATCGGCCCTGGCAATGGTCGCTGAGGCTCTGTCGGTGCCGCTGGAGCTGGTGATGGAGCACCGCACCAAGCAGCTGATGAGCGAGGCTGATCAGCTGAAGGCTGATGCCCCTTCGATCAAGGCCGCCTACGAGGCAGCCCCCGACAAGAGCGACGCGGAGGACGTGTTCGAGGACTTTGACACGCTCACCAAGTACTCCACCTGGGTGGCTACCTATGCCAGCGTGAAGCGTCAGCATCAGTACGCGACGGAGCGTGCCATGCGCTACATCAACCTGGACGCGATCGCTGACGCGACGCTGCTGAAGGCCACCGCTGAAGAGCTGTACACCGCAGCCAAAGCCTTCGAGGAGCGTCACTTCGACGAGCTGATGGCGGCTCGCGACGAAGGTCGCAGCTTCCGCACGCTCGATGACGCTCGCCGCGGTCGCTGATGAGCAGGGTGGGGCCCCTCCGGGGGCTCCGCCCTGTTTTTCTGACCTTGGGAGGCACGTGGGCATCCCTTACCTTGAAGTCGCTGGAGCCTTGAATGCCCTCAAAAGCCTCTAAAAGGCCCTAGGAGCGTTTCTGAGCCCTGGATAAGGGAATCACCCTAGCCCGATCCAAAAACGCCGCTATGGGCCTTCTGGAGGCTCCTGGGGGCATCCCCACCCAAACAGAGAGGTGCCACGGTCATGCTCGCGTCAGGTTTCATCGTCTTCTTGGGAATCTTTCTCATCTTCCTCAAGCTCCCAAGGAAGACAGCCCTGCAGTGGCTCGGCAAGCCCCTTGCCTTGGACATCGCTGCCACTGCGCTGACAGCAGCGATGCACTGGGGCACCTTCTCCGGAATGATGGCCGCGGCAGTAGCTGGTCTGCTCTGCAGCGCCTTCTCAGGCATGGCTCGGTTCGCTTTCGGTTGGATCGAGTCAGGCATCTACCACCCTGGTCGGATATTCGACCTCACACGCAGTCTGTAAAGGAAAGCACATATGTACTACGACACCCTCAAGGGCAGTGGCCTCAAGGCCGTCCTCCGCTCCACCTGCGGCACCGCCATGGCCAAGTTCATCGGCAATGCTACGGTCGTCCTGGACCAGGGCGAGCGCGCCGAACAGGCTCGGGAAGCCTTGGTCGAGCACAAGACCATGCATCACAAGGCCTATACCGAGTTGCTGAAACACACCCCGAGCGAGTTCGACATGCCGAACACGTTCGAGGAGACCATCGACTTCATGATCCGCGGTAAAGAGATCAAGCAGGCTGACATCGACCGCCTGGTCAATGCCGGCGTCAGCGAAGAAGAAGCCCGCCGCGTGCTGGGGCAAGGCTCGACCACCAACGCCAAGCTGCAAGGCTTGCGCGAACAGATCATCGAGCTGTGGAGCGCCACTGAGCTTGTCGAAGAACCTTCCCTGTCGGTCCGCGTCTACTACGACTACGCCGTGCGGGCGGCTCGCGCGCTGTCGCAGGCCCGTGAGCGTGTCATCCGGATGATCGGGCTGAAGAAGCGCGTCCCGGCACAAGTACTGCCCGACATCCTGGCCTCGACCACGGCGCTGATCAACTGGGCGCAGGAGTTCGAGCAGGATGAGGAGGTCCAGCAGTGGATGGAGGAGCAGGACGGGCGCGGCTACCCGGTGGAGCGGGTGGCTGACCAGTTCCCGAGCTGAGCCTGATCTGCCCGGATGGACTGTAGCACTTCCATCCGGGCATTCTTCAACATCTGCAGGCCGAATCGCCCGGAGACTGGCTGTTGTCGTCGATCTGCTACACGGACCTTGACCTATATGAAAAAACGGGTTTTTTGAACTCGACTGAATGCGAATGACTCCCATTCCAATTGTGTCGAACTGTGAATCGGCTCTTCTCAGATGGTGAAGTTTCGTTTTTACTGCTACACTGCTACATTTTATCAGATGTAATAAATAACCGATAGGTTATAAGAGGGGGGTAAGAGCGAAAGCCGAATGAAATCAAGGACTTAGCGCAGTAGCAGCTCAACCTCCAAATTTGGCAGTCTAGCTGCTACCGAGCTGCTACACGGCTACTCACGAGAGGTCTCAGTGCTACACTTCACTCCTTCGTAAGACTTTTACGGTATCATCAGTCAACCGTGTAGTAAGGCAACATTTTCAAGATCGTTAAAAACTGTTACGCCGAACTTCCGCGTAGTCCGAGCCCCCACCAAACCATTTTGAGTCTACATTTTAGAGAGTTGTAGCAGCTGAGTTTTACAAACGTTGAATTTGTAGCAGTTGTAGCACTTCTGCTGCTACACGTTGAAAACCGAAAGCTTTCCGAGGAGATCCTAATGCTTTCATCCGACTATGCAGCCCTGGCCTGGGGCTTGCTGCACCGCAACCTGACGCGATGGACCACTATCGACTGGCGGTACATCAGCCAGTTCGAACGCTTGACCCCCGCGCAACAGACATCCTTGGCCCTCCGTGTCGAAGCAGCCTGGCGAGGACGGGGTGCCGACCGCACACGCCTGTCGAACCTGTTCGTGGAACGCCTGACCGGCCATCTGCCGAACGCGCAACGGTGCCAAGCAGAAGGGCATCTGTATGCCATCTATGGCCCGGACGTCATCCCGCTGCTCCTGGACATCAACGACCATGCCCTCCGCAACCTGGACCAGTTCGTGCTGAGCGGTAAATTCACACCGACCTGGCCTGAAATCGAGCGTTGGTGCGACACCAATGGCGTGATCATCCCGCAGCAACAGGCCTCAGCTAAATCGCTGATCGGGAAAGAATAATCTCCTAATCGCACCCCCGGATTATTAATTGGATTAATAATTCGATTAATAATTCGGGGTCTCATGCAATTCTAAGCACTCAGTACCGAGTTCAAAGTACATGGGGCGTCCGCCCCCACCCACGCCTGACATTCCCACGAGGCCCCGCCATGACCATCGAAGACCTGATGAACGACTCCTCCCGCGCCATGGTGCTCGAGGCGGTGATCGAGGGGCTGCAGCGCGTCGCGCGCGGCGAGCACACGCCCGAGCAGAAGCGGTTGATCCTGCGCAATGCAGCGATGCTGCTGTCTGACCTCGGTCTGGAGAACGGCCATGAACTCGGGTAAGAGCTGGCTCTGTGCGGAGCTCATGCGCACCAAGAGCGGGTATAGCGACTGGGCGGTGGACCTCAAGACGATCTGGCCGCAGTGGTCGTGGGAGCGCCTCGGGGCGCTTGCCATGACGAGCGACCCCAAGGGCGACAAGAAGCGCAGCCTCGACGAGCTGATGCGCCTGGCTGACAAGCGCCTGGCCGACGCGGGTGACCGCGGCTGGGGCGCGCTCTGCGCCACGCTCGACGATGCCGCCGCCACGTGGCTCGCCGTGGGCGAGGACTCGCACCCCATCCACATGCGTCAGTGGCCTGAGCAGACCGTGCGCGCCATGACCATGATCATGCAGCTGCAGGGTGAGAGCGCATGGTTCGCTGATGTGGTGAACGCCTTCGAGACGCTGTGGTGCCACGACGACCAGGAGCTGGCGCGATGGCTGACCGGCCGGCCGTGGTCGCGCGGCGATCGCGTGGCGCAGGTGCTGTTCGAGGCAGGGCTGACGGGTGGGCGCCCACATGAGCTGTGGCGCCTGCTGCAGAAGGCCAAGCGCCACCGCGACGCACGCCACCGCCTCACGCAGGCGCAGGTCGACTACTTGATGCGGCTCGTTGGGCCGCGGAGGATGAGTGAATGGTACAAGTCGCTGCGGATGCTGCGCATGTACGGAACGGTATGCGCGGACTGATCCCGCCCGAGTGGCGCGGCTGCTTGCCGGCGCGGGCCAAGGTCGACGAGGTGTCCACCTTCGCTGCCATCGGCGGCTACTACGAGGCCATGGGCGCGATGGGCTACATCGACCCAGAGCCGGACGGGCGCGACGCGGTCATCGGCGAGATCGCCGTGCGCCTCGGTGTCAAGCCATGGCAGATGGGCCACTTCCGCCACCTCTACACCAACAGGGTGGAGACCGAGGAGCTGATCAACCTGCGCGCGCTCACTCGGCTGGGCGCCGTGCGCAACGAAGAGGACCTGCTGGCATGGAGCCTGAAGAGAGATGGGGTCGGTGGGGACCCTACATGAGCCCACGCATCGCGGCGGACGACGACATGGCGAAGACCTTTATCACCACGTTCCGCCTCGATGGTCCGTACCGTAACATCGTCCATCCGGACCCACGGCAGATCAAGCTCGGCGAGATCATCCTGCGCATGGATGAGATCGACTTCTACAACATCAAGCCGCTCCGGCGCGATCTGTTCTACCCCATGTCCATGGAGCAGATCGACGAGCTGCACGCCCTCGTGATGCTCGGCGCGTTCTCCAACCTTGACAGGATGCTCCGATGGATATCAGCTTCCACTACGAAAACCTCCTGAACTCTGCCTGTCGCGCCCGCTGTGTGGCCACGGTCAACGCCGTGATGACCGGCTGGCAGCCCATCTTCCCCCTCCTTCTGGCACTATCTCGGCGCGGTGCTGCGCGTACCCGTGCTCAGCAGCAAGCACGGTCCTGGCGACTTCCTGGAGGAGGTCGTCAAGATCTGGGAGCGCTACGGTGACCGAGGCTGGGCAGTCCTGGCCCAGTACTCCTTCGAGCCAGACGATGACGTGGCCTACTTCCCCATGCGGTCGTGGCTGCTCCACAACCGTGCAGCCTGGCCCAGCACCATCTTGCAGTGGCCCGAGCAGACCATCCGCGATGCGGTGGCCATGCACCAGTTGCTCGGCTTTCCCTACACCATCCCCGATTGCCTCTACGCCGTCTGGCCGCTACTGCGCAAGGACGAGAAGGAAGTTGCTGCCATGCTCGGCGGCGACCCATCGAAATCCATGTACTCCGTACTGAGTACGTGGGGGCAGTTCCCCCACCCGCTGCTGCCCTCGACGGCAGGCAACCTGTGGATCGAGTTCATGCGAGCCTACCGGCGCAAGCGCCGGCCTCTCACCTACAACCCGACGTCCTTGATCGGCAAGGACCCGTACATCGTCGCCAAGCGCCTGGAGCGCGGGGAGTTCTGACATGGCCGTGTTCCGGACGATCAGTCACCTCGACATCGAGGGACTGCAGGACTATCACATGTCGCTCATCAATGGCAGCCGGAGGACTCTGGCTGGCAATTAGGAGAACCCCCATGGCAGTGACTGACGAGATGCTGGAGCAGCTGCTGATCTGTGTGCGCGAGCCCGAGCGTCGACTGGCGTTCAAGGAGTTTGAGCGAGGTCCGGGTGGTTGGACTGGGATCATCCTGGCCTGGTCGATGTCTGACTACCCGCTCGAGTACCAACACTTCCGTCGGCTCTGCTCATCCCACTTCTTCGAGCAGCGCGCGAGCGACGAGCAGTTCGTTGAGATTCTCGCGCGCGCCATGCCGCTCGAGCCCAACTTCACATCCATCAGCACCCTGGCCAAGTCCGGCGCCGGCCTCAACGATGATCGAGTCCGGGCAGTGTTGGGGCTGCTCAAACTTCAGGCATTCCCTTCCCGCACCCACCTGAAACGCTTCATGGAGAAAGAGCATGAGAAGCAGCTTGCTGACGCGCGCGCTCTACTACATGACGCGCGAGTCCCAACAGCACATCGTCAAGATGGCGGGAGCGCTGACTGAGGGCGAGCAGGTCTGCATCGCACTCAAGACGCTGCTCAGTCTCTCCCCAGTCGGCATCGGAACGCTCAGGACCTGGATTGCCGATGGCACATCCGTGTCCTGGGGGTACGAGCACCTGTACCAGCACTTCAAGGAGGAGCTGCTGTACGAGTTGGTGATTTTCTTCGGGTGGATTGTGAAGAAAGGCGTCGACCCGGATGATTTCCTTGCCGGTTGTCTGCTGCTCGGCATCGCGGACTGCGAGTCCGCCTACCCATACCTGAAGGACTTGCCGGACAACCCTGTGCTACTATCCCGACCCCAGGACTGACGAACATGCTCACTCGAAAACAGATGAACCGGCTGATGCAGGTGGCGGTCCATACCACCGCTTACGACATCTGGATCAACCATCACGAGGGCGAGACATGGCAGGACATGCGGGTAGCCAGATTGGTCCTGGCCTGCTCCCAGCAATCCGTTCCTGTCTGGTCGGGCGCCTTCAAGCGGCTCTTCCAGCAGTACCAGAAGGGACCGGCGCCACGGGACACACGCATCATGCCCACGTTGGAGCTGCTCTGGGACTCACTCCAAGGGGACCAGGTCTCAATCTGGCGGGGCCGACAGGCCGTCCGCATTCTGATGGATCTGTCGCCCGTCGAGCATGACGCCATGTGCAAGCTGGCAAAGCTGGCCAATCTCAACATCGTTCAGGAGGCAGACAAATGCTCCGACTTCGCATTAACACAGCTCTCATCCGCCAGCTCCGACTTGAAACAGGTCTGTCGAGGGTCAAGGCAGTCGAGCAATCAGGTATCCGTTACGAGACCCTGAAGAAGCTCG